GTGGATAGTATGACCCAAGCGTTGATGCGTTACAGGCAGGGTAACTTCATACAGCTTCCGTCTGATGACTGGGATGAAGAAGATAATTACGCTAGGGTACACGCTTATTATTAGAGGGACAGCGGGCGCATGGGAAATTCTGTAGTAGATCTTGGGGCGGCAGCCGTTGACTATGTTAGTGATGTTGCATCCGATATAGGTGAGGGCATTGAGTCTTTTTATGATTACCTAACAGAGACCCCCAAAGCTTCTGCCGGTGGGTATTACAAAAGGCTTGGTCCCGGTGCAAGGCAATACTTTTCGGGGCCCGGAGAGGATGACAGCCCCAGTATTTTGGATCGTATTGGTTTTGCAAATGGCGGTGACGTACCAGAGGGCATCATGTCTGTAGACCTCGGTATGGGGGCGGACACGACTGGCCCTGATACCATGCGGCCTATTCCGCAATATTCGGGGATAGAGGGTTTTGACATATACAAGGATCTTGCTCCTGAACAGTTTGATCGTCGTAAGATACAGGATCAGCGTTTTAATGAGAGCAGGCAGTTTCAAAAAGGTCAGATGGTTCAGCGCGATGATGCGGTTGGCGGCAAGTTATTGAAGCAGGCTGGTATTATGACGCCTGTAGATCAGGTAAAGCAAACTGTTGATCCGAAGGTGATGGAGCAGATGTCACGGATCTTGGGGCGGGAAGTTGTCTGATTACCCTACGATGAGGAGATATCCTGAAAGGGACGGACCCATTGAAGGAGAGATACCGGCTACTCTGAAAGGTCTGGCTCAAGGTGCGACCACTGATTTAGGTGGTGGTATCTTGGACGCGGGGGCAGCAATCACAGGTGCTGCTTCAGAGATAGACCCTAGTGTACAGGCTTTTTCTCCTACTGCTTCGGCCTTGTCCGCGGCCAATCCTTTTCTTCAAGGTCTTGTAGATAAGTACGGATCAGAGGCTTTAGGTGAAGCTATTTACGGTAAAGAGGACACCCCTTTACTGCAAAAAATCCGGGATGACGCCCGCTTGATTGGTGGCGTAGCCGGTCTAGGTGAGATGGCTACAGCTAAAGCGGCTAAATTTACTGCTGAAGGCATTGGGGATTTCATGCGGTTTTTGCCTAATGTACGCCCGCAGGCAGTAACTCCGGATGGTCAAATTATTCCGTTACCAAACGAGTCCCTTCCTAACACCTCTGTAATGTCTATGTCTTCGGACGATTTCACATCAGGTTTAAAAAATTTACAGTCTTCCAAGTCAAAGATTTTGTCGCTGACGGACAGGGATGAGGCTTTTGAGGCTACGGCTAATTTACAACGTGGGACGCCTGAAGTTCAAATGGTTAATACCCAAAGGCTTATGGGCGGAGGAGTTTTAAGCTATGCGATTGAGCATGGTGGCGATTTGTTACACAGGATGACTGACCGCGGGGGCCGTGCAGCACTTGAAGACACCGCCCCAAAAGTTAAAAGTTTAATTCGGTCTTTGGAGAGCGAATACGGTTTTGGGCGCGAGTTCACGGAAAACATGCGTAACAATTACCGGTCTAAGTTAGAAGCAGCTAAATCGCAGGGCGAAGAATTTTACCCGACTTTTGAAGATTACGAAGATGCTGTTCTAAAAAATTTAGATAATTATGCAGCATATCACTCACAGTTGCCTGTATTTAACGAGTTGCAACAAGCCGCAAGAGATACGGCTATATCTTTGGGCAAGCGTGATTTTGATGGAGCCTTAGATAATTTACGAATATTAGACGACGCCATTGAAGACGGGTCTTTTGTAGAGCGCAATAGAAGTTTTGATCCGGAGTTTGAAACGAAGGCCGCGGACCAAAGTTCTACTTTGTATCGCTCTGAGGCAGCAAGTTATGAAAACCCAAATGAGGGTGCGATTTTTTATACTCCCGATAAGTCGTATTCGGATCTCTATGCGAGTGAGGACCGAGTTTTGCGGAAAACAAGTTTACCCGCAGATGTTTTTGACATTCGGGAGCCCCGCAACTCAGAAGCTGTGCTAAATTGGGTTAACCAGAAAGTTTCAAACTTAGAAGACCTTTCTGGTGCTTCAGTGGACATAAGGGATGTTTATGCCGGTATTGAACAAGGTGGCCCGCAGGGCGCGTCTCGTGCTTTAGCTGCTTATAACAACATTTTATCTAAACAGGCGGAGCGTTCTATAATTCCGGGTCAAGCGGAAAAGATGTTTATGCAGGATTTCGGCGTTGACGCGATGACTATAAAAGAGGCTGGTCGAGACTTAGATGAATATAGCGTAGCTTTCAAGGACGTTCCCGTGGATAAAGCAGAAGGCGGCGTAATAACCTTGGCCGACGCAGCGCGGAACACGGGCCGCGGCCCTATGGGCGTTGCGTCCCTTGCGTCAACAGCTAGGAATATGAACCGGCCTATGGTAAGTTAGGCCAAAGGAGATAACACATGGCTCGTGAACCGATTGCCGGAATGATAGACAAGAACGTCCCGTCTCAGTTGGACATGGAGGACTTGGCGGCTGAAGTGGAGCTTGAGCTACCGGGCAGCATGGACGACAACGTGGTTGCTTTTGAAGGTGTTGCCGAGGGCATGGACATTGAGATGACCCCGGACGAGGACGGTGGTGTAACCATTGATTTTGATCCGCAGGACCAGCGCGGCAAGGGTGATGATTTTTATATGAACTTGGCCGAGGAGATACCGGACCGTGAGTTGTCCCGTATTGCTGGCGAGTTGATGGCAGAGTTTGATGCTAATAAGTCGGGACGACAGGAGTGGGAAGATGCTTACGCCAACGGTTTGGAACTTCTTGGTTTCTCCTACGAGGAGAGAGCGCAGCCATTCCGAGGAGCTTCCGGAGTTACGCATCCCCTGCTCGCAGAGGCTGCTACACAATTCCAAGCGCAGGCGTTTAACGAGTTGTTGCCAGCGTCGGGTCCCGTGCGAACTGCTGTCTTGGGAGCCGAAACAAGGGAAAAAGAGCAGCAGGCCATTCGCGTAAAGCAGTTTATGAACTATTACATCACCAACGTGATGGAGGAATACACCCCTGAACTTGACCAGATGTTGTTCTTTTTGCCTTTGGCGGGGTCTACGTTCAAGAAAGTTTACTATGATGAGACAAAAGGACGTGCTGTAAGTAAATTTGTACCGGCAGAACACCTAGTTGTCCCATATGAGACGTCAGATTTAGAGACTTGTCCCAATATAACGCAGGTTATCCGCATGTCATTGAACGATTTGCGGAAGAAACAGGTGTCTGGGTTCTATCTGGACATGGATGTGTTGCCCGCGCAGGGTGAGTCAGGGTCCGTGGAGGACGAAATACAGCGTATTGACGGTGTAACACCCACTCAGATCGACTATGACTGCACGATTTTGGAGTGTCACGTTGATTTGGACCTTGAGGGGTATGAAGAAGAGGACGAAGACGGTGAATTAACCGGTATTAAGATACCATATATTGTCACCATCAGTCAGGATAACGGTCAGATACTGTCAATTAGGCGAAATTATCGTGAAGATGACGAAGATAAGCGAAAAATACAGTATTTTGTGCATTATAAGTTCCTTCCGGGCTTTGGTTTTTACGGATTAGGGCTAATTCACACGATTGGCGGGCTGTCACGGACCGCCACAGCGGCACTGCGACAGTTAATCGACGCTGGTACGTTGTCCAACCTCCCAGCGGGCTTCAAAGCCCGCGGACTGCGGATCAGAGACGACGATGACCCGTTGCAGCCCGGTGAGTTTCGCGATGTGGATGCTCCCGGAGGGGCTATTCGTGACAGCCTGATGCCGCTGCCATTCAAGGGGCCCGACGCGACGCTGTTTAACCTGCTTGGGTTTGTGGTTCAGGCGGGTCAGCGCTTTGCGACGATTACGGATTTGAAGGTTGGAGACGGAAACCAGCAGGCTGCGGTGGGTACGACTATCGCGATGCTAGAGCAGGGGTCTCGTGTGATGAGTGCGGTGCATAAACGCCTGCATTACGCCATGCGGATTGAGTTCAAGATGCTGGCACGGGTCATGTCTGAGAGCCTGCCACAAGAATATCCGTATACTGTAGAGGGTGCAGAGTCCGCGGTGATGGCGAGTGATTTTGATGACCGGATTGATGTAATTCCGGTATCTGATCCCAATATGTTTAGTCAGGCGCAGCGGATTGCATTAGCGCAAACCAAGCTGCAATTGGCTGGGGCGGCTCCAGAACTTCATAACATGTACGAGGTCTACAAGGATATGTATGAGGCTCTGGGTGTAAAAGACACTGACAGGATAATGAAGCGTATTCCTGATGAGGAACCGGAACCGAAGGACCCGGCGCAGGAAAACATAGACGCTTTGGACATGGTGCCTTTGCAGGCGTTTGAAGGTCAGGAGCATGAGGCGCATATCATGGCGCACTTGGTGTTTGGGTCTACACCTATGGTAGGCGGGATGCCTGCCATTGCGATGGCTTTGCAGAAGCACGTTATGGAACATGTGAAGATTGCAGCGCGAGAACGTGCGGCGGTGCAGTTTATACAGCAAAGACAAGCTACGGGCGGTGCGGCTGCCACCGAAGAAGAGATGCTAGCCATTGAGGGCCTGACGGCGCAGTTTGTTGCCGAGGGTATGCAGATGGTCAAGCAGATGTCTCAACAGGTATCTGGTCAGGGTCCAGATCCGTTAGTTAAACTGAAGGAGCAGGAGCTACAGATTAGAGCGCAGGCAGAACAGTCAGATGCTCAGAATGAAGCAGCCAAGCTCAATCTTGACGCGCAGAACCAGCAGATGCGGGCATCACAGTTCCAGCAGAAACTGGCCAGTCAGGAAAAACAGACCCAAGCACGTATTCAGTCTGCAATGGAGAGAGAACTACTAAAGAAACAATAGCTTGGGGGCTAAATGGAACCAATTAGTGCGGCGTTAGCAGGATTTGCATTATTTAAAAGTGCGGTCGATGGCATTAAAACGGCTATCGGAACCGCTAATGACGTGTCCGATATAGCGGGGTATCTGGATAACCTGTTTGAGGGTGAAAAGCAGGTACAGCAGGAACGTAACAAAAAGTCGGGCATAGGCGTAGGAGATCAGTTTGGTATCAAGTCTGTAGCGCAAGAAATCATAAACGCCAAACTAGCTCAAGAACAGATGAGAGAAATAGCCAGTATGGTGGATCTTCGTTTTGGTCACGGGACGTGGAAGAGCATAGTTGACGAGCGGGCTAGACGTATTCAAGCTGCTAAGGAGGCTGAGGCTGCTGCTAGAAAAGCAAAGATACAAAAACAAAAGGATTTTGAGAACACCATGCAGCAGGTCGTTATGGCCGGAGCGGTCATATTGATGTCTCTTTTGTTTTTTGTGATGATGTTTAAGGTGATGTTATGAGTCAGAAAAGGTTACAGGAAAAGTCTGTTTACGCTGAATACGACGAGGACGGCGACGGCATTGTCAGTGACGAAGAGCTTAGTCACATCAAAGAGATAAAAAAGACGGAAACGGAGCTTCGTAAGAACGTAGCTCAATTACGTATGGCCAGATATACCTTGATATTTATGGGATGTTATGCTGTGTTTCTAGCATCACCGTGGTGCTCTGCGGAAAAACTTGAGGGTCTAGGTGCAGTCACCGACCTTATATTCCTTAGTGGAGCGGGCATTGTTGGCGCATACATGGGCACGACGGCGTGGATGTCGAAGAAATAACAGAGTGAGATTATGGAAAACATTATAATAGCGGCCATGTTGGCAGCCATGATATATGGCCATGTTACGGGCGGTGAAAAACAAAAAGTTGTAAAAGATGATATAAACTGGGATCTTGCTGGTAATTTCAGAACGGAAAGCAGTCCCAATACTGTTCAATGGGTCATAATTACTGATGAATAGTATTCATCATACCGTTGAAACTCTATTTATACTTGTCATAAGTATGTGGGGATTTGACGGTTATGAGTGGCAGTATATTGGCAATCAAGTTTCTTTGCAGCAACCCATGACCGAGGCTCAATGCTTGTATTTAATTGATGAACAAATGTGGCAAGCAACATATCAAAATAAATATTATAAAATGGTGGCACACTGTTTTCCCACAGATTGTGCAGGAAAGACAGCGTGTGACTGATGCCGAAATTGAGCGAGAACACAGAATTAGCAATGCCAATACGCAATTTGATTGCGTTGCTGATAGCTGCAACTGTTGGCACATGGGCTTATTTTGGAGTTATCGAACGTCTTAACACCATCGAAAACAAGTTGATTTTGATGGAAACAGATTTGAATATGAATACAGAGTTCCGTATTAAGTGGCCTAGAGGTGAGATGGGTAGTCTGCCAGCAGATAGCGAACAGTTTATGATGATCGAACATCTTGCTGGAGAGCTAGAAAAATTGGCACAAAATATAGAATCAGGTAATGCTCCACACGACCAGCAACAGAAACTGGTCTTGGAGTTTTACGACAGGCGGCTCACAAAGATTGAAGACAACATTGAGAAGTTGACTAATAAATGATTGAGATGACTTTTGTTTTGCTGTTGATGATAGGAGAAGAGCGTGTCGAGTATACGCCCTATAAGAACTTGTCTGAGTGTCTGAACATACGCCGCAAGATTAAACGCAATGTTGGACACACGGCCGACTTTGATAAAAAGTGGTCATGTAAACAACTCAAGGTTAGACTTGAAGCTGGCGAGATTATGGAAATCTTGGAGGACGAATGATACAGGCACTTATAGGACCTATAGCTAATTTAGCCGGTTCCTTCATGGAGTCGAAGATAGAACAAACAAAGGCTAAAGGCAGAGTCGCACAAGCAAAGGCCGAAGCCGAAGCCGAAGTTATGAAAGTCGCAGCCACTCACGAAGCGGGCTGGGAAAAGATAATGGCACAGTCCTCTGACAACAGTTGGAAGGACGAGGCGTGGACAATTTTGTTTATTGTCATAATCGCCATGTGCTTCATTCCGTTTACGCAACCGTATGTCGAGGAAGGGTTTGCGGCTCTTTCTCGTACACCAGAATGGTTTCAGTGGGCGATGTACGCTTCAATCGGCGCTAGCTTCGGAATACGCGGGATAAAAGGATTTAAGAAATGAACAAAGACAAGTTACGCGAAGAGATCGCGGAAGATGAAGGATGTAAGTACGAGATATACCTAGATCATCTTGGTCTGCCAACTTTCGGAATTGGAGGACTTATTAAAGAAGGTGATCCAGAGTATGGCTTACCTGTCGGCACAGTCATTGAACAAGATCGAGTGCAACAACGGTTTGCTTTGGATATAGCCGTGACGATTGATGATTGCAAAGTTTTGTATGATGACTTTGATGATCTGCCAGAAGAGTGTCAACATATCATTGCAAATATGATGTTTAACATGGGTCGTCCTCGACTATCTAAGTTTAAGGGCATGAAAGCTGGCGTTGATGCTAGGGACTGGAACAAAGCAGCGGATGAGATGGTTGATTCCAGATGGTATACTCAGGTGCCAAATCGCGCACGGCGTTTGGTTGATAGGATGAGAGCTCTTGCAGAAACGGATTAGTGTGTTATAAGAACACCTGAGAGTTAATGCGGAGTTATCAGAGTGGATGAGGTTTATTTTGCGGAGGCTGTCTTCCGCATAGTTAAAGAAAGACGGCAAGCTATTTATGATTTGTTAATCTATGACAACGTAAGTAGCATGGAGCAATATCGTGAGCTCATGGGTAATTTAAAGGCTCTAGATCACGTGGAACAGGAACTCAAGAGCCTGCTAGATAAACAGGAGCGAAGTGATGATTGACTTAGAGGCTGCATCTGAAGGTGTGGCAAATCTATCAGAGGCTTACAAAGAGCCAAGCGATAGAGTCCTAGACCCCGAAGCTATAGGGGGTTCTCTCTTAGAAAGAATGCCAGATCCAACAGGATGGCGTATTTTGGTCTTACCTTACAGAGGTAAGGGCAAAACGGATGGTGGCATTTATCTTCCTGACGCGGTCGTTCAAGAGCAAACGGTATCTACACAGGTAGGTTACGTCTTGAAAGTGGGTTCGTTGGCCTACAAAGATACAGAAAAGTTTCCTACGGGAAGTTGGTGTGAGCAGGGGGACTGGGTGATGTTTGCGCGTTACTCAGGCTCACGCTTCAAGATAGACGGTGGGGAAGTTCGTATTTTAAATGACGATGAAATATTGGCAAAGATTAAGGAACCGGAAGATATTCTTCATTTCTAGGAGCGATAGATGGCAGAAGAAAAACAACAAATTGAATTAGATCTGGAAGATGAACAAGATACGGAAGTTGAGGTTGAGGCGGCCAAAGAAGAAGAGCCGCAAGTAGAAGCTGCAACGGAGGATCAGTTTGAAAAAGCTGAGACCAACACTCAAAAACGTATTGATCGTCTGACCAAGAAAATGCGTGAGGCAGAGCGTCAGAAAGACGAGGCTCTACGATATGCACAAGGTGTTCAGGCAGAAGCTGAACAGCTTAAAGAACGCATGAACACGATGGATACGAATTACGTTAACGAGTACAGCAATCGTGTTACTAGTGAGATGGGGACTGCCGAAGGTGAACTGGCTCGTGCTATTGAGATAGGTGATACAAACGGTGTTGTGGAGGCGCAGCGTAAGATCACTAGGCTTGCAATAGAAAACGACCGAGCCGAGCAGGCAAAGGCGCAACAGCAGCGCTACGCACAGCAGGCACAGGCACAAGTTCAGGCACAAGTTCAACAGCCCATGCCGCAGCAACAGCCGCGTCGTCCTGATCCAAAAGCAGAAAGTTGGGCACAACGGAATGAGTGGTTTGGCACAGATGAGGCCATGACATATGCCGCTTTTGGAGTTCATAAAAAACTTGTCGAAAATGAAGGGTTTGACCCGCAGAGCGATGAGTACTATAGTGAGTTAGACAAGCGTATGCAGAGCGAGTTTCCGCATAAGCTTAAAAACGGGGAAAGCAGACGGCCCGCTCAGACGGTTGCTTCCGTATCCCGATCTACCTCTGGGCGCAGTAGTGGGAAAAAGGTTAGACTCACCCCTAGCCAAGTCGCAATAGCGAAGAAATTGGGTGTGCCGCTTGAAGAATACGCGAAATACGTGAAGGAGTAAGTTGATGTCAGAAGAACAAAAAGAAATGTTTGAAGGCGGAATTAAACGTGCTTCTCGCGCAAACCAAACTAGGGAGAAAACGGCGCAGCGTAAGCCGTGGGCTCCCCCGTCTATGTTGGACGCACCACCTGCACCGGATGGTTATAAGCATCGTTGGATAAGAGTAGAAACTCGTGGTTTTGACGATACTAAAAACATCAGCGCAAAATTGCGTGAAGGTTATGAGCTTGTCCGTAGAGATGAGTACCCAGACTTTGAGGCCCCGGTAATTGACTCAGGTAAATATGAAGGTGTGTTTGGAGTAGGTGGACTTATTCTAGCTCGTATTCCAGACGAAACTGTTGCTGAGAGAAGCGCTTATTTTAACAAAAGAAGCTCCGATCAAATGCAAGCGGTGGACTCTGATATGATGCGAGAGAATGCACATTCGACTATGACGATCAATAAACCTGATCGTCAATCTCGTGTAACCTTTGGTGGTCCTCAGAAATGATGGCTACCTTTTTGTCAATCAGGAGTAGATAATGGCAAATACCCTAACAGGTGGTTTTGGCCTTCGTCCTATTGGTAAAACGGGCGGCAATATCAATAACAACGCTACGACGATGTATGAAATTGCTAACAACTACACAACCGCTATCTATAACGGTGGAATTGTTATTCCACTCGCAGGAGGCACAATCGCTTGTACCGATCAGGCAGTGGCTCCTTTGGGCGTTCTAGGCGGTGTTGAGTATGTTGATTCCGTTACCGGTAAATCGACCCACCTTAATTATTGGCCCGGTTCAAACGCTGTAAGTGTTAACACCAACTTTCCGGTTAAAGCTTACGTGTATGACGATCCAATGCAGCTATATGTTGTGGTAGCAGATGGCACAAATACCGACCGGGCAACCGCGTTGGCAGATGTGTTTGCTAACTGTGATATGGCTAGTGTTAACAACGGTAGCACTAATACAGGTAAGTCTTCTGACATGCTTGATATTAGCACCGCTGCAACAACTGCTGGTTTGGATGTTCGTATTGTTGGACTCTATGAAGAGGAAGGCAACACGGATTATTCCGCAGTTGGACATCAGTATATCGTTCGTTTGAACGCACCTTTCAACTCAGGCTTTGCTGCTGCCGTAGGCACCGCAGCGAACACCGGCATATAGGAGGCTAGGAAATGGCTATTTCAAGAGCACAACTAGCTAAAGAGCTAGAACCCGGTCTAAATGCACTTTTTGGGCTTGAGTATGATCGTTATGAAAACGAACATGCTGAGATCTTTGCAGAAGAAGCATCTGATCGTTCATTTGAAGAAGAAGTGATGCTTGGGGGTTTCTCAACAGCACCGACTAAGGAAGAAGGCGCAGCCATCTCTTTTGACGATGCTCAAGAGACATTCACAGCACGGTACACACATGAGACAATCGCTTTGGCCTTCTCAATTACTGAGGAAGCCATTGAGGATAATCTGTATGACCGTCTGGCATCTCGTTACACCAAGGCTCTGGCCCGCTCTATGGCTCAGACCAAGCAGATTAAAGCTGCGGCTATCTTGAACAATGCGTTCACGGCAGGCGCTTCTGCAATCGGTGACGGTGCATCACTTTGCTCTTCGTCTCACCCATCACTCACAGGTAACCAGCGCAATTTGCTGTCAACTGCTGCTGACTTGAATGAAACTTCTCTTGAGCAGATGTTGATTGATATTGCAGGTTTCACTGATGAGCGTGGTCTGAAAATTGCAGTTCGTGGAATGAAGCTTATCATTCCAAAAGAGTTGCAGTTTATCGCAGAGCGTGTGATTAACTCAAACTTGCGTTCAGCAACGGCTGATAACGACGCAAACGCTATCAAGAACATGGGTATGCTGCCTGAAGGTGCAGTCGTAAACCATTTCTTGACAGATACGGATGCGTTTTTCATCAAGACCGATGCTCCAAACGGTTTCAAATATTTCAACCGTTCTCCAATCAAAACTGCAATGGAAGGTGACTTTGACACCGGCAACATGCGGTTTAAGGCCCGTGAGCGTTACAGCTTCGGCGTTTCTGATTGGCGTTGTGTGTTTGGAACACCGGGCGCAGCATAATAACCTCTTTTCCCGTAGAGGTTTCAAAGGGCGGCTTCACAGTCGCCCTTTTTTATTGTATGGTTATTTTATCCTGACAGCCCATGATGGGCTGACAATAGCCAAGACAGGAGAAAAAAATGGCTACAACTACTTTTTCGGGCTCCGTCCGTTCAAAAGCAGGTTTTAAAGTAATCAACGAGGGCTCCGGCACTGGCACGATTACAGAAACCGGATTTTCTGTAAACTCAACTGGTCAGTTGATTTCTTTGGGATCAAGAAAGATCCAAACTTTTGTTGGATCACTGGCAGACACAGATACCAGTTCAGCATATGCCGACGGTGACGTTCTTGTTGAGTTGGGAACTCTTAACACAGATCACCCAGACGCATTGGTGACAGCAACAAAGTTTTTCATTCATAAAGCCGTGATCGGTATTACCACTGCCGCGGGTCAAACTTTGGTGGGTTCTTTACAGTTGAGTGCTACGAGTGGGACTGCAACTAATGCTGCGGTATCATCAGGAACAGAGATTGTTGGAGCAGGTGTAACAGCCTTTTCACCAACATTATCTGCGGCATTGTCCATAACTGAGGTTGATATTAATTTCAATAACTCAGCCGGTAATTTCCATGTGTTTGAACCAAATGTTACTGCTCCGATTGCAAGCACTCATTTGTATGCTGCGGCCACAACCACGCTAAACGCAGACGCAACAGCAGGCAGATTTACGGTTGAACTAGAATACTCAGTATTCTAAGGAGGCTGAAATGGCGGATGCTGTAACCTCGCAAACACTGATTGACGGCCCTAAACATGCCGTTATGAAATTCACCAATGTCTCTGACGGGAGTGGAGAGTCTGCCGTAAAAAAAGTAGACGTTTCTGCTCTTGCCAGCAGTTTAGATGGTGTTGCGTGTAGTGAGGTCGTCATAGAGCGTATATGGTGGCAGTGTAACGGCATGAAGGTACAAATGCTGTTTGATGCTACCTCTAACGCTTTTGCTATTGAGTTAGGTGAAAACCAAAGCGGTCATCACGATTATAACTCTTTTGGCGGCCTAACAAACAACGCAGGCAGTGGTAAGACAGGGGACATTTTGTTTACAACAGTTGGTCATTCTTCTGCGGACACATATACAATAATTTTGTACATGCGTAAGAAGTATGCGTAAGAGGTAAATAAATGGCTCCTCGTAAAGCTACGATGCCAAAAAAAAATAAGAAAAATTTCCGCCCCACAGAAAAAGGGGCGGGAATGACTAAAGCCGGGGTGGCTGCTTATAGACGTGCAAATCCCGGTTCTAAGTTAAAAACGGCTGTCACAGGAAAAGTAAAAAAGGGTTCAAAAGACGCAAAACGTCGTGCATCATATTGTAGTCGGTCAAAAGGTCAAATGAAGATGCACAACATAAATTGTAAAAAGACTCCTAAAAAGCGTATTTGTGCAGCACGTAGAAGATGGAAATGTTAGATGAAAGCCGACGATGTTTTAAAACTTTTGGAAAAGCACGAAAAAGAGTGCAATGGCCGGTATGCTCAGATACAAAAACAGTTAGATAAGCTGGATCAAAGGCTCTGGGGCATAGCTGGGTTAATTGTTGCAGCCGCCGTCGTGCAGAAAGTGTTTTAAATGACTAGTGCAGTAAGAATAGGGGCAGCAGCTTGTCCTATACCAAAACGCGCTTCAAATAGTGCTGTTCGTATGAAAAAAGGGGGGAAGGTAAAAAGTGGTGGTAAGATCTGTCCCGAAGGCAAGGCTTGGGCTAAACGCACATTTGACACATACCCGTCAGCGTATGCAAACTTGGCCGCATCAAAATACTGTAAAGACCCCAACTATGCTAAAAAATCAAAGGGTGGTAAAAGGAAGGGCAAATGACACTAACAGCGCCGAAGAGAAAAAAAATTAAAAAAGTTGTAAAGGGTTTGAATAAAGCGTCTAAATTACACGCTAGTCAGGCACGGACACTATCTAAGTTGGTAAAAAATGGGAAACGGAAAAGATCCTAAAAAGGGGACAGGAAAAAAGCCCAAGGGATCTGATAGACGTTTGTACACAGATGAGAACCCTAGAGATACTGTTTCTATAAAATTTGCCACACCGGCTGATGCAAGAGCCACGGTGGCAAAGGTAAAAAAGTTAAAAAAACCATTTGCTAGGAAGATACAAATACTTACTGTTTTAGAACAAAGAGCAAAGGTAGCGGGTAAGTCTGAGCAAGCTAGAATAGCAAAAGCTGGTAAAAATGCGATACGCAAACAGCGCGAGAAAGTATAATGGGACAGTTAAAGCAATGGCTGAAACAAGATTGGGTAAGGATTGGATCTGATGGCTCTATTAAAGGCCCATGTGGTACTTCAAAAGATAAGAAAAACCCTGATCGTTGCTTGCCTAGATCTAAGGCTAATAGTTTATCCAAAAGTGAACGCGCTACGACAGCACGTAAAAAAAAGAAAGCAGGCGCTAAAGGAAAAACTACAGTTGCTAACACAAAAGCTGCGAAGGTAACAGGTTTAAAGAATGGTGGGGCGGTAACAAAGCCTAAGAGACCTTTTAGGGGTAAGAACATACCCGGAACTGTTGTAGCGCGAGGATGCGGCGCTGTAATGGCTAACAGAAGAAAACGCACCAAAATTGCATAGGAGCAAAAAATGGCAAAAGAATTTATGACAATGGATGAGTACGCATCCAGTCTTGTTGGTAATGTAGCACCTACCATGAAGAAAAAAGGCATGGCTAAAGGTGGCAGGGTAAAAGCCAAGGGCATGGCTAAAGGCGGTAAAGTCCAGAAGATGGCTGGCGGTGGAGCCATGAAGAAGAAGGGTTATGCCAAAGGCGGTAAAGTCCAGAAGATGGCCAACGGCGGCATGATGAAGAAAAAAGGCATGGCTAAAGGTGGCAAGGTTCAGAAGATGGCCAACGGCGGCATGATGAAGAAGAAGGGTATGGCCAAGGGCGGTAAGGTATAAGACCTTGTCCTATCTCCAAAGTAATATTCCGCACTTCAAGTGTTGGGTGCGAAGAGAGTATACGTGTAATCACTCCAATTATCATGGCGAGTTTCTTCACGCTATGGCGATTGCTGTTACTACGATGCCCAGCCGGTGTTTAAGTTTTCAGATGATATTCACCGGCTGTGAAACCGATGACACGGACGAACAGAATGTGCACGGGGGAGCGATGTGGGCTAGAATGCCCATAACTGCGCTTGTTGGGGACACGCCTTTTGAGGAATGGCCAGAACCTATGCCTGTCCATTTGGCGCAGCCTTGGGACTGTATGTCCCATACACACGCAGTTTATCGTTTAGATCGCGCTCATCCGTGCCCTTGGATTGCCAAAATAGGGCCTGAGTTTTATCCGGCTAAATACTATTTTACGGTAGATTATACGGAGAGCGAGATCGCTGATGACCCGGCGCAGCATAAACAGAGCCACGTTTTAGAGCTTTTGGATGCTGGTCCGTACACGGGTAACATCGTTGCTCTGCCTAATAATCGTGTCCGAGTCACACATCCTGCGTGGTTTGAAACAGGACAAGGTGCGCCTGATTTCTTGCCGTCTCAGCATATACACTATTCAAAATCAGATTTAGACTATACAATGGACGTAAATCAGATATTCGACAATCTATATGCGAAAGATAAGTAATGGCTGTTTCTGGAAGCGTAAACTTTGAATTAGACGTATCAGATTATGTAGAAGAGGCTTTTGAGCGTTGTGGCTTGGAGGTTAAAACAGGATACGATCTTGTAACTGCCAGACGATCTTTAAATATAATGCTGGCCGAATGGGCTAACCGTGGTCTTAACCAGTGGACAATTACACAACGCACACAAGCCTTAACATCTGGGACAAGAACCTATGCCTTATCCGCAGATGTGATTGATATATTAAGTGCAGTTGTGACCCGCAGTAGCACGGACTTTTCTTTAACTAGAGTTAGTCGGGATGATGATTTAAATATTCCCAATAAAGCTACTACAGGTAGACCAACTCAGTTTTTCTTGGACAGACAAGTGACACCAAGCCTGCGTGTATGGCCGACCCCAGAAAACAGCACCGATGTTGTGGTTTATAACGCTTTGACACGCATAGATGATGCAGACACAGCCATAAATACATTAGATGTACCTTTTAGGTTTTATCCGTGTTTAGCTGCCGGTCTGGCTTATTATTTATCTATTAAAAGAGCTCCTAATCGAACTCAAATGCTTAAAGCTATGTACGAGGAGGAGTTTGAAAGAGCTATGGGTGAAGATAGAGACCGATCTAGCTTCACGGTGACGCCAGAGTACGCATACTTTAGGACAAACTAATGCCTAGATACGCTACAGGAAAGTATGCCAAGGCCATATCAGATCGTTCTGGGCTGGAGTATCGCTATAAAGATATGCGAAAAGAATGGAACGGGTTACTCGTTGGCAAGGACGAATTTGAAAGAAAACACCCACAACTAGGACCGTTTCGCAAGATACATGATCCTCAAACTTTGAAAGAGGCCCGACCCAACAATAATAAAATACCTGTTACTGTTAAGTTTCCAGTTTTTAGCACTGTAACTCTACAATATCAATTAGTGCCTCAAGCGGAAGCTCTGTTAGGAAAGGTTACATTTGGCGGAGATGTAATTACACCCACGGATGCAACCACTACGGGGGTTTCTGGAACAGGTTCTGTAGGTACGGTTACAGCCTCTGGCACAGGTTTAAGCATTACACAAACTTACACAGTAACAGTGGTTGGGGGAAATCCTGTAAATCACCCATATTATAATGTTGGTTCGGCCAATAAATTTGCGATTGATGGATCTACGGCCACGGCAGATGTCTTGTTAAGTCTATCGGAGGGAAATACTTATAGATTTGATCAAAGTGACTCCTCTAATTCAGGTCATCCCTTGCGTTTCAGCACGACGGCTAATGGCACACATGGCGGAGGGTATGAGTATACGACAGGTGTGACCACTAACGGCACTCCCGGTTCTTCTGGTGCGTACACTCAAATAACAGTAGCCTCTGGAGCTCCGACATTGTATTACTATTGCACTAATCACAGCGGCATGGGTTGGCAGGCGAATACACCATGAGTTTTACATACAGTACATTAAAGTCCGCAATAAAAGACTATACCGAAAACCAAGAAACTACTTTTGTTTCTCATCTTGTTGACTTTGTAAAGACAGCCGAGGAACGCATATTTAAAAGCGTTGACCTAGAGTTTTTTCGCAAGAATGCAACGGGCACCACAACTTCAGGTAACCAATTTTTAGCTGTACCCGACGATTACATAGCATCTTTTAGTCTATCTTTAGAAAGTTCTAGTAATAAGAACTTTTTATTAATCAAAGACGTTAACTTCTTACAAGAATATAACCCAAATTCAGCTACCACTGGTCTCCCAAAATATTATGGTGTGTATGACTTCCAAAACTTTTTATTAGCTCCCACTCCAGATGCTGATTACACAGCAGAGCTTCATTACTATTATAGACCAACCAGTCTAACGCAAAGTCAGTTTTTATTAACGGTTAGCAGCGTAAGTGGGACTTTTGTAGCTGGAGAAACGATTACGGGTGGAACCAGTGGTGCAAATACAACAATAGCTTCTATTGTTAGCGCGACGACGTTCAATATTGTTATACCAAGCACAGATTTAACTGTGGGAGAAACAGTCACTGGAGCGACCAGTGGGGCTACGGGAACAGTAGTTTCTACTTCGGCAGACTCTACTACAACCTTTTTAAGTGTTAATGCCCCTAACGCTTTATTATACGGCAGTTTGATTGAAGCTTATACTTATATGAAGGGTGAACCGGACGTTATGAAAATGTACAGTGAGCGCTTTGTAGAGTCTTTAGTTAGATTGAAGGATCTTGGGGAAGCTAGAGAAAACGATGATGCAAACAGACAGGGGTTACCAAGAAGGGCCCGTACATGAAAGTTGCCATCGTTGGCTTAGGAGGCAGTTATGCCGACTACATAGCCGCAAGAGTTGCCTCTCAAACTTTTGATGAAGTTTGGGGAATTAATTGTATCGGAGGTATTATACACGTCGATAAGACGTTTATGATGGACCCTGTTTCTCGTTTTTTAGATACTGAAAACGCTGGTTCTCAAACCGGAATAGCTAGAGAGTTTTTACTTAAAAATAAAAACACAATATACTCGTGCCAAAAACACAATGATTTTCCAGCCATAAAACCTTATCCTCTTGAAAAGGTTGTAAAATCAACAGGTTATTGTTATTTTAACAACACGGTGGCTTATGCGGTGGCTTATGCCATTTGGAAAAAAGTAACGAAGATTTGTTTGTACGGTATTGATTTTACTTATAAAAACGTAAACATGGCTGAGTCAGGAAGAGCTTGTGTAGAGTTTTGGTGTGCAATTGCTGCATCGAAGGGAATAAAATTAGAGATAGCTCACCGTTCCGGGTTGTTAGACACAAATGTCCCAGATAATGAAAAACTGTATGGTTACCATAGGCTAGATGATCCTTTAGTTCAAACGATTGAAGGGGGCAACATATTAATAACAAAACAGTCTGATATAAGACCGCCAGAACCGGTAGAATCAAATCCGGTTATTTTTGGGAGACATGATCATGTTTGAGGTTAACGTAGCATCCGTAGGCTCTGTTAAGGTAATATCCTCTGATAACGGCGGATTATCTAACGACCAAATAGCTGATATGGCAGCCGATAAGATATTATATATATCCGATGAAGCCCCTGAACCAATTAGATTGCAGGCAGAGGCTTTTAAGGATCGTGTTAGAAATTTAGTGCAATATTATGTAGAGTTGGCTAGAAAAGAAGAACGTGCTACAATTTGTGCGAAGGTCCGTGAGGCGGGTCAACATCAACTAGCTGACGCTATAGGGAGACTATAATGGCAATAGCACAAGCAATGTGTACCGCATTCAAACAAGAGTTGATGTTGGGCACACACAATTTCGCAACAAACGGTAACGCCTTTAAACTGGCTCTATATGCAGAAAGCAGTGGCGGAAAGTCTAGCACCACAGCCACTTTAGGGGCGACAACCACGGCATTTACCACAACAGGTGAGGTAGCTTCTAGTGGCTCATATGCAACTGGGGGTGGCACACTTACAAAAGTCGCGCCAACTACATCTGGAACCACAGCGTTTACTGATTTTGCAGATCTTAGCTTTACTACGGCTACGATTACTGCGATGGGTGCTTTAATATATAACAGCACTAACAGCAACAAAGCTGTGGCTGTGTTGGATTTTACATCTAATAAAACCTCAACATCCGGCACTTTTACCATTCAATTCCCAACAGCCGATGCAAGCAACGCTATTATTCGTATAGCGTAACGGAGTAATACGGTGAGCATAGCGGGATGGGGTAGAGGCACTTGGGGCGAGGGTCCTTGGAACCAAGCCATACCCATATCTGTCACAGGGGTCTCAGCTACAGCATCCGCTGGGGCTGTAACGCCAGCAGGAGCGGTGCTTCATGTACCCACGGGTGTTTCGGCTACGGGAACCGCAGGAAACCCAGTTTTAATAGGAACAGCCCTTTTCTCAGTCACGGGTGTAGCAGGAACCTCTGCTCTTGGCGATGAACAGACCAACGCCGGAGCAAGGGTAATAGGTGTTGGCGCGGTAGCCACAACAAGTCTGGGTGAGGAGGGCATTAGTGGGTCTTCTTTACTTTCTGTTACGGGTGTTACAGGGACCGGGGAGACAGATACAGGAACTGTTGCCCCAATACTATCTTTAGGAGTTTTTCCAACAGGGGTTACAGCGACGGGAAATACTGGTATAGTCCTTATTTATACAGAGATTGTAGCAGCGCAAACTCCAAACTGGGGTGTTGTAACAGGGGCTACAACAAATTGGGGCGACGTAACGCCGTCACAAACACCGTCTTGGACAGATAAGGCGGCATAGGAGTAACAGATGGCAAGCTCGTTTAGTACAAACCTTGGTATAGAAAAACCAGCTACAGGTGAACTTTCTGGTAGTTGGGGCGATGTCACCAACTTTAACTTTGATATATTTGATAGAATAACAGGCGCTACTGACTTAACAGCCTCTGACCTGACCACAGACTTGACCGTAAGGTTAGGGTCTCCGACCTCTGGCTCCAGTAATGTTCAGACTGGTATGTTCTCTGTAATTAATTTAAAAGATAGTGGTTCTGATCTTGGTGGCACAAACGTGGTTACGATTGCACCAAACACCACCAGTAAATTTTTTATTATAAAAAATTCTTTGTCTGGTAGCAGAGCAGCCACTATACAACAAGGATCAGGAGCTACAGTGTCTATACCAAATGGTACATCTGACATTGTGTTCTGTGATGGTGCAGGATCAGGGGCGGCAGTCACTGGACTTGCTACATCTTTTAACGTAGGTAGTAGTGCAGAGGTCGCTGGTACAGCTACTGCTTTAGCCATAGCTTTAGGATAGGAGTTAAAAATGGCAAATGATGGATCCGCAACAATACAGGCGACAGTTTTGCCAGACGAGATTGCTAAGACCTTTTCTGCAAGCATGACTGTTACTCCCGCTGATGCTAACGATAAGTGGTATTACAAAAAGACTAGCGTCTCTAACTCAAGCACAGACTTGATCGCTGGTAATTACACAGATTACACCGCAGTTGACGACGACACAGCCCCCACCGCTGTGGCTACGGGCGACAAAGTAAAGTTTTTGTTTATCAAGAACATCGACACTAACAGTCGTAGTATTTTCATAGTTCTGGATGCAGGCACCGCATCTTCTAGTGCAAATGACGGTATTACTATTGGCCCAAGCGAGGCTTTCGTAGCCAGACTGCCAAACACAACTGTAGCGGATATACACGCTATTTCATCTGCATCAACAGCCGAATGTATAGTATGTGCTTTGCTAGATGATGTAGCATAGGAGTAGAACATGGCTAATACCTTTAAAAATAAGGTGTTCAACGGTGGAACAGCCAGTGCCAATTCAGACATGGCTGTTTACACCGTGCCAAGTTCCACCACTACCGTTGTTATTGGTCTGACTCTGGCGAACACTTCATCTGCCCAAATCACTGCTGACATAAAGCTAAACGCTGGCGATATGGTGTTTTTGGCAAAAGACATACCGATTCCTGCGGCATCTAGTTTTGAATATATGGCAGGTAACAAGATTGTCATGGAAACAGGGCATAGCTTGATTGTGCAAAGTGACACGGCAAACAGCTTAGATACTGTAGCGAGTATAATGGAGATCACCTGATGCCTCTTCTTGGCAATACTATAGTGCCTAGTTTTCAGGCCAGACCTACAAGACAGGAGTTTAGTGGTGATGGAAGCACTACCACCTTTACTCTTAATCAGACGGTTCGTGCAGAAGATATAGTCGTTTCCGTAGATGGGGTGGTTCAAGAGCCAACTGGATCATATACCGTACCTGACGGAGCCACTCTTACGTTTGATGAAGCGCCATCAAGTAACTCTGGCAATAATATCTTTGTTATGTACATGGGTGTGACCAGTGGATCCATCTCACCTGCCACAGAAAATAGAGGCAACTTTAAGTCCGGCGGTATCTTCCGCACAAACAATCAAAGCCTAACTGTAGACACCACTATCCTAGCCACAGAAAACGCTAACGTAACTGGTCCGTTTACTGTGGCTTCTGGTGTAACTCTTACAGTCGAGTCTGGCGGGACGTTGGTGACGCTATGAGTACATTAAAAGCAGATACAATCCAAAGCACCGCCGGTGGTGCGGCTACGCTGACTAAGCAAAGTGCGGCAAAGGCGTTTGGTGTGTTTGACCAAAGAGGTGATAAACTTGGTGCAAATACTGGTGGTGACACCTTCAACGTAAGCAGTTTTAGTGATACTAGCACAGGAATTTTTTCAACATCACTTACTAATAATATGTCTAGTACTCAATATGCATCTATTACAAATTCTCACTATACAGGATTAAACGGAAGTAATTCTCGGTATAGTCGCTTTTCTGCATCATCTGCATATGCTTCGGGGTCTTTTACCACTGCAAGTCAATATCAAAATACTTCAAGTGAAGACAATTATTTGACTATTAATGTTCACGGAGATTTAGCATGAGTGAGGTAAAAACAAACAAACTCACTGGCGTAAGCACTGCTAATGACATCACCGTGACGGTTGGTGCTAGTGCTACACAGTCTATGCAAGAAGGGTTATTGAAAGTTTGGATTAGCATAGATGACACAAACCCACCAACAAAAAGAAACTCTGGTGTAGGCGATAGCCTTAATGTTTCTTCGATTGGTGATGGTGGTGCGCTTCAATTTGAATTAAATTTTACTAATAACTTTTCGAATGATGCAACAGCACAAGCGGGATATGCTGGAAACAGAGACGGTACAACTACTGGTGCTAGGTCAATAGTAAATGATGGGACGCAATCTACTTCAACCAAACATTTTAGAGTTATAAGTGGCGGTTCTGATGAAGATGTTACCTTTATGATGGCGGGGGATATTGCGTAATGGCACTAGGAAAGATAAAAGCAGATACCCTAGAACACAGCACCGCTGGGTCAGTTGATACACAGTTTGTGGTGAATGGTAGTGCAAAGGCGTGGTCACAGTCACAAATGTACACTAGTAATTTAATAAATGACAGTTTAAATCACTCGTCATTAACAGATGAGGCGGCGGGTGACTTCACCTTAACTGTCACTAGTGCTTTTGGAAATGCAAAATTTTGTATATCCGCAAGTACATCAACGGGTCACTCTTTACAGGACAGAAGCACTAGAGATGAAGCTCACGACAATCGAAGGACAACATCTACACAAAGAGTTAAGACAGAAGATGATGGAACCACGCAAGATTGTAATCATAACTGCGTTTCATTTCACGGAGATTTAGCATAATGGATACACCAGAATTTCAAGGCACACACTTATTTGACAGACTCTGCTGGGCTAAAGAAAACCTAGACGGTGTACAGTCTGACTATCGTGTAGTCTATGAGGACAGCATAGACGAATGTGCAAAGATACTTGTACCTGACCCTAACTGGATGGCTTGTGCGCTACAGGGCGGCATCCTACCACCAGTGCAAGTATACTGGGAACTAGCCAAAGATGAAGCGCAGCCTGACTTTAAAAAGCACACAAGAGGATATTTGCTCCATAACACTGAGCCTGTCGAGGCGATGACCGAAGAGCAAGCAATCGAGTATTTGATTATGAAAGACTGCCCACAGCATGTGTGGCGAGACTATGATAGCGGTAATAAGCCAAAGATGGTAATATGCCGCAAGGAACAGCTTCCAGCGACAAGAGAGTGGCGCAACGCTTGGAAGATTAGTGAAGAGCTAGCCACTGATGAAACCGTAGCCGCATAGGAGAAACCTCATGGCACCAACAACATATATCGTAGATAAGGACGGTAATCAGATTGATGCTTCAACCGCTACCGTTCCATCAGACCGTCACTTCAGAGGCGCATGGACTCTGAGTGGCAAAGTCATTTCTGAAGATTTGGCTGAAGCAAAAAAGATTTTTAAGGACAAAATCCGTGAAGTACGTCAGCCACTGCTTGATGCAGAGGATGTTGTGTACATGAAGGCTCTTGAAGCTGATGATGCAACTGCAAAGACTAACTCTGTCAACAAGAAGAAGGCTTTGCGTGATGCACCTGCTGCAAAAGCAATTACAGACGCAGACACCATTGCAAAGCTCAAAGCTGCTTGGGATACATCTGTATTGGGTGACAGCCCTTACGCATAAGGAATAGGTTATGCCCTTAACTAAAATTATCGGCGGTGGCGTAGCAGCATCAGGTTCTATATTGCAAATAGTCCATGTGCTTTATGAAACTGAGCAGAGTTTGACGCAAAGTGCAAACACTCCACAAGCAACAGGATTAGCCGCTACAATCACACCAACTGATGTGACCAGCAAAATACTTGTGACATATAGTCTCTGCACCTCATCAAATAACACAGGGGCGGCTTACGGTGCTTATCACATGATTTATCACGATATTGGACAAACTGGTTCTGACACAGCATTTAGTTCACGTTTTTTTGGAGCAAGGGCTGGTCAATATAGCAACTATACAATGGTAAACTTTGGTGGTCAGATTTACCACGACCACAATACTACCAGTGCAATAGATTACACGGTCTATGTAGATAACAACAGTGCGGCGACAATTTACATTAACAGAGGTGGATCAAGCGATACTGATTTAAATGGCGCAAGCAGTATAACACTCATGGAGATCGGACAATAATGCAACACGAAGCAATATATCAACTCTATGATAACGTGGTTTCCATAACTGGCACTGGGTCCGATGCGGTTGCTATTGATAAAGATGGAAAAACGGTTTCTTGGGACGCTTCTACTGTGGCAACAAAGCAAGCAGAGTTAGAAAAAGCCGCCAGCCTTGAAGATTTAAGATTAGAGCGTACAAGATTATTATCAGAAACAGATTGGTGGGACGCATCTGATACGCCTGCCATGACGGATGCACAAAAAAAGTATCGTCAAGACTTACGAGATATAACAAAAACTGCAACATCACTTGATGATGTTAAGTGGCCGGAGAAACCATAATGCCATACATAGGAAAATCTCCAGAGTTTGGTGTTCGCAACCGCTTCGTATATCAAGCCACAGCTAGTCAAACGACATTCAGTGGCAGTGATGGCGATGCGAAGACACTAAAGTATACAGATAGCCTGTACATGGACGTGTATCAAAACGGGGTGCTTCTCAAACCCGGAACTGACTATGCAGCCACAACAGGCACAAGCGTTGTATTAGTTACAGCCGCCAGCCTAAATGACATTGTTGAGATGGTGGTCTATGACACCTTTGCTATATCTAGCAGTTACACTAAAACAGAAAGTGACACACGCTATCCGTTCAAAGGTAACAACAGCATCATCCGTTTGAATGGGCAGACCATCAGCGCAGACATTACAATTGACAGCGATGAGAATGGTGTATCGGCTGGGCCTATCACACAGAACGCAACCGTAACTGTTAACGGTTATTGGAGTATCGTATGACCAGTGTATTGAATGTAGACACTATTGCAGATAAGGCTGGCACTGGTCCGGTTGGGTTGACTAAGCAAGCAGCAGTAAAAGTTTTTGCACACTCAAACAACATTACACCTGCTTTAGAAAACGCCTTAAACACTGCATCACTTACAGACAATGCGACAGGTTCATTCACCTATAATTATACCAATAATATGAGTGATGCTACTTATGCAACTTGCGAACAAAGTGGTGAAGAAAGTGGCGCATCAGGAAATGCTAGTATTAGAACTACAAGTGCAAGTCATAGGACAACAAGTTTGTTTAGAACGTCAAATAGAAATTCTAGCAACTCGCTAACTGATGCTGGACAATCAAATATTTGTGTATTTGGAGACCTCGCATAATGGCTAGTATTCTTAAAGTAGATACTCTTACAGGTAATACAACGGCTAAAACCGTCACTGTTACCGTTGGTGCTACTGCTACGCAATCTCTGGAACAGGGTCTTGTAAAGGCTTGGGCAATGATTGCTACTGTTTCTAGCATCAATGACAGCTTAAATTCTAGTAGCTTTACAGACTTAGGCACGGGTAAACCACAGGTAAATTTGACTAATGCTTTTAGTGACGCTGATAACTGTTGCGGTGCGGCCAATCCGTTTCAATACGCAAGTGGAACAGCACATCTTGCCGTTCAATCTGCTGGGTTTTTGATATCAACCTCTGCAATGGGGGCTGAGTGTGGTAGCAATACGACTACTTTAGTTAATTGGCACAGAGCCAACATCTTTATGATGGGGGACCTAGCATAATGGCAAGCGAACTTAGAGTTAACACCCTAAAGGATGCCAGCGGTAATAACAGTATTGCCACCAGCTTTGTTGCGAATGGTAGCTGTAAATGTTGGGCTGACTCAAATGCGGGTGCAGCGGCAGATGCCTCACTTAATCTTGCAAGCACAACAGATAATGGCACAGGAGATTATACATTCGCACTTTCTTCAAGTATAAGTTCAGCAAATTATTCTCATCCTATTGTTCCCGCAGATGCAGATGGAGGAGGTGGGTTAGATATTAGCGTTGCATCAAAAGCCGCTGGTTCTATACGAGTAGGCACTATTAGAGATGACAGCACTAAAACAGACAATGCAAACATTTCTGTATCCATATTTGGAGAACTAGCATGAGTAGAGCAGCAGAATTAGCGGCATTTATTGGTGGGGGAAGCACGGGCAAAATTTTGCAAGTCCAACGCACTCAATTTACTGGTACAAATACAATTTCACTTACTGGTTTAGCAGACACTGTTTTTACAGATTTGACAGTGAACATCACCCCGACAGCTACAAGTAGCGTTTTTAGATTAGACGCTCAAATTTTTGGGGAGCATGGGCTTATTGCAAACGCATGGAACCACATCTTCTTTTTTTACAGGGACACAACCAAACTTGGTCATGACGCCGCTGGAGATCGAGCGAACGGCGTGTCAATGATTACACAAACCTATAGTCAAGCAAATCAAAACGCGGCATCGACCCCAGAGTGTGGAATGTACAGTTTTTTTGACTCACCCTCAACCACATCACAGATTACCTATAAGGTGGGCATAAGAGCTAGACAGGACGGGAATTTTTTCCTTAATAGGACGTTGGAAGATAATGATGATACCTATTATGAACGCGGCGTCTCTTTCATCACTGCAACAGAGATAGCGGGATAAGATGCATGCCTCTAAGCAAATTGCAATTCAAACCGGGCATCAATAGAGAGGGTACGAATTACTCTAATGAGGGCGGTTGGTTTAACGGAGATAAGATACGTTTTAGGGCTGGATACGCAGAGCGTATAGGCGGTTGGACTCGTGTATCTAATACTCAAGTCACGGGAACACCTCGTAAGATATTTGACTTTGTCACTTTAGACTCACAAAATCTCCTGTTTATAGGCACCGAAAAGAAGGTGTTTTTAGAAAATGCAGGCACGTTTAACGACATCACACCCATTAGATCTACGGTCAGTCTTGGTTCAAACCCAGTAAATACTACAGGTGGAGCAGGCAGCGGCGTTGTCACTGTCACGACACAAGCTGCACATGGTGCAATAGTGGGGGACTTTGTCACATTAGCTAGTCTTACAACCACTGATGGTATAACAGCCGCACAGCTAAACACCGAACACACAATAACTTCTGTTCCTAGCACCACAACTTTTACAATTACCACTGCCGGGTCGGCTACTTCAGGTAGCACCGCTGGAGGCGGTTCGTCCGGCACCGCAGCGTTTCAAGTCAATGTTGGGCTAAACACCACGGTCCTCGGTTCTGGTTGGGGTGCTGGCACATGGGGTCGATTTACTTGGGGTTCCGCGGCTGGATCATTGTCAGGTCAGACACTACGCCTGTTCTCAGTGGATAACTTTGGAGAGGACCTGCTATTCAATATATCTGACGGGACTGTGTTTTACTGGGATGCAACCAACGGAACTAGTACAAGGGCAGTCCGATTAGACAGCTTAACAGGTGCAAGCGATGTCCCCACGGTGGTTCGTAAATTATTGGTCTCCGATGTAGATAGGCACATTATTTTCTTCGGCACTAACCCGGTTGGCACTGGCATACTTGACCCCTTACTAATTAGGTTTGGAAGCCAAGAATCTTTGACTGATTTTACACCCACGGCCACTAACACAGCGGGTGATTTAAGGTTGTCAAAAGGCAGTGAGATCATCACGGCTGTACAAACTAGTCGTCAGATACTGGTGTACACAGATCAGTCCTTATATTCCATGCAGTTTATCGGCGCACCCTTTACTTTTGGTATATCACTTCTTGGTGACAATATACGTATAGCTGGACCAAATACAGCTATCGCCGTAAACGACATTGTCTTCTGGATGGGACAAGAAAACTTTTACGCATATGACGGACGTATACAAACCATACCGTGCTCTGTTAGAGATTACGTGTTTAATGACATGAATAACCAACAATCGTTTAAGTTTCATGCAGGGTCCATAGGCAGCCAAACCGAGATTTGGTGGTTCTATGTATCTTCCGGTGCAACGGAGATAGACCGATATGTTGTGTATAATTATGGTCAGCAGATTTGGTACTACGGAACTTTAGTTCGCACCGCGTGGAATGACCGGGCCTCTGGTCTGCGTAGCTTCCCGCAAGCCACCGGTGCTGATTTTTTCTTATACAATCATGAAGATGGGTTAGATGATTTTAGCACGGGTAGCGCCGTCGCTATCAACGCCTTTATTGAGTCCTCCGACTTTGACATAGGTGATGGTCAACAGTTCATGATGGTCAACCGTATACTACCGGATCTTAGTTTTAGTGGGTCAAGCACAAGTAGTCCATCTGCTCTATTTACTGTAAAGAGCAGGGATTTTAGCGGTAACAATTTTACAGAGTCCCCTTCTGGTTCTGCTGTAAGAACAGCTACTGCTCCAGTAGAACAGTTTACGGAAAAGATTGACCTAAGAGCTCGTGGCAGACAGATGTCGGTCAGAGTTGAGAACACCGACACGGGCGTAAACTGGAGATTAGGGGCGTCTAGACTTGATGCGAGGCCGGATGGTAGGCGATGACAAAAAAGGTATTACGTCCGATCATACCGACGGCACCGCAAGAGTACGATCCGGTGTATGTCAATCAGTTAGCGCGGGCTTTGGAACAGTTGATCGACGAAGTGCGGTCCGCGGACATTAACTTTCAGGGCATACCCGGTAGCGGCGCGGCTAACACATTAGAAGTAGGTGATTTTTTTATAGGTGAGGCTAATTTCATACAGACTATAGTGCAAAACGAGGTGCATTCGGGAAGTGTAGTGGGAACCACGGCTCTCGGAACTGTAACAATAGCCGTTGCATAGTGTAGACGGAATTTGAAAAACAAGGTAGACTGCGAGGAACCTTATACTAGGGAATTAAAAAATGGCACAAGCAACAGCAGAAGTTTTTGAGTTTCCAGCGGGCGGTATCGCCGATTTTTATATGGAAGACCACGAGATCGAAGCTCTGGAGCGTGAAGAAGCGGCGCAGGAGTTTGGATCTTCTGGTATTGCTACGTTTGAGCCTATTGCCACGCGTATGGCATCTTACGGTCGTTACGGTGACGACACCGTTGCTCACGTTGAAACCGGTGAGTTGATTGTCCCGAAAGCCCTGATTGACGACAACCCAAAGCTACGAGACTCTATATTTAGTCATCTGCGGGATCTTGGTGTAGAGGACCCAGAGCGCTATGTGGTTGGTTCTGGTGTAAACTCCATCAATCCAGACACAGGTATGCCTGAGTTCTTTCTGAAGAAGCTGTTTAAGGGCGTAAAAAAGGGTGTAAGCAAACTAGCTAAAGGCGTGAGCAAAGCTCTCAAGGGCGTGACTAAGGTAATTAAGAAAGCTGCTCCAGTAATTATACCGTTTGCTTTGAACGCAGTCTTTCCCGGCCTTGGTGCAATTTATTCAGGTGCTCTTGGAGCAGGTATTGGTACACTCGTTCAGGGTGGTAACCTAAAGGACGCCTTCAAGAACGCCTTGATTGGTGGCGCTATCGGCGGCGCAACTGCTGCTATTGGTGGCGGTTTACAGGCGGCTAAAACTCCCGGTGGTAGCTTTAGTCAGGGCGCTATGAAAGGTATTCAGGATGCCGCTAAGTTCTCTAACCTACAAACAGCCGGTAAACAGCTTGCTACGGGTCAGTTTGGTCAGTCCGGGTATGAAAAAGTTTTGTCTGACCAAACTTTGGTTACTCCGGCTTCCGAGACTTTAGCTAGTGTTAAAGAGGGCATCACTCCGGAGAGTGTGGCGGCGGATGCAACAAAAGGTGTGGATGGGGCCGCGTCCGCTCCTGTTGCTGCGGGACCAGATCAAATGTATCTTGGAACAGCTTCTGATGCTTTACCACCCGCTTCACCGCTCACTACACCAAGTCCGCTTCAGTCTCCAAATCCTGCTGACCAAGCTTTCTTTGGATCTGGTCAAATATCAAGCGCACAGCCTACACCGCCTCCTACAATGTTGGAACAGTTACAGAGCGCTGGCAAAACTGCTATGGACTACGGCGGTAAGGCGATGGACTTCTTGACAGGAAGCGATCCAACATTTGCTCAAAAGAACAAGTTAGCCCTTGATTTTGTAAAAGAGTCCGGAGGAAAATTAACTTATGACAAAGCCCTTGAGATGGCCACCGCTGAGTTAACCCCCGGCCTAATTCGCACATACGGACCATCTCTGGCCTTGGCTGGTGGGGCTACTTATTTAGCTGGCGGATTTACACCGCAAGAACTAGATGAGATGAGCGACGAAGAGCGGTTAGCGGCCCTCGGACCTTCTGGTTATGACCTTTACATGGCAAACCAAGCTAAATATGGGTTACCGGCTGAAACCCCGAAGTTAGCTCAAGGTTTGTTCTCTGTTCCAACAACTTTTGCAGCGGACGGCGGTGAGATATTCCCACGACGTGTAGGTGGTATCATGCCAGATGAGGGCACTCCCGGCAAAGACAGCGTAAAAGCCATGTTAATGCCCGGTGAGTTTGTAATGACTACAAATGCCGTAAAGGGCTTGGGTGACGGCGATAACAACAAAGGCATTAATAGAATGTACGACATGATGCGCGGTCTTGAGGCTAAAGGGAAGGCGATGGCATAATGGCTACAAATACCGAAATACAAATAATCAAAGAAGCTCCAGAAATAGAAGCCTATAAGATTGGGCTTCTTGAGTCTGCAAAGAAACTAGCTGACCAGCCGATTACCCTTCCAATTCAGCAAATCGCTCAAATGTCTGGGTTGCAACAACAGGCTATTGCTGATGCGTCCTCTGCCACAGGCGGTATTGGTGGCTTCCAACAGTACTTGTCGGATGCAGGCACCGCGTTGGGTGAAGCAAAGACCACGCTAGACCCGTCTGGCATCACGCAGTTTATGAACCCGTATCAAGCAGCCCTTCAGGCTGAGATTGACAGGTCCTTTGATATACAGGCCGCACAGGCAGGGCTTGGTGCAGTAGGTCAACCCGGTGGGCCGTCTGCCTTTGGCGGATCACGGGCCGCGATACAACAGGCAGAGATAGGGCGTAACCGTGCAGCGGCTTTAGCGCAATCGCAGGCACAGAACTTTTTACAAGCTCAACAGGCGCAGGCGGCACAAGCAGAAGCATTAGGAAAGCTTGGACTTCAACAAGCGGCGCTGGGGCAGCAATCACAGCAGCAGACACTGCAAGACATTGAAACACAGTTTAATTTGGGTAAACAGCAGCAGGCGCAGCAGCAGGCGGAAATTGCAGCACAGCAACAAAGTGATTTGGCTCAACTCTATGAGCCTTATAATAGATATTCTTTCTTATCAGACATTTACAAGGGTGCGCCGTCTTCGCAACAAACTATTTCATCAGCTACCGCGCCCAATGTATCACCGGCTCAGACTTATCTGGGTCTGGGTATTGCAGGATTATCAGCGGCAGCAGGCGCTAAAACAGCGGGGTTATTCTAATGAACAGAAGCGTATTAGCCAGACAGATGTTTGCCAAGGGTGGTCAGGCCGTGCCTAACGAGTACAAGGGCTTTTCAAAGCTGCCTGAAGAGGTGCAGATGAAGATGGACCCTGTTGCTGCCAAGAAATATCAGGAAGGCGGGGAAATTAGAGCAGGGATTAGTGAAGAGTTACGTCGAGATATAGACAGAGTTAAAGCACAATTAATAAATGAAAAAATGGACCAACAACGTCAGATGGAGAATATAACTGCTTTACAAGCACTTAGGAATAAAGCCAGATACGATGTTCCACTCCTTGGTTTAAATGATGTAAGCAGAGAACTCCCCGCTAACGAGGAGGGCTTCAACCCAAATAATATTTATAATATTCTTCGTTTTTTTGATCAAAATCCAGAATTTGATGTATCGGATTATAATGAATTTTTTAAAACAAACTTAGACCCAAGAGATTTTTCAGTATTGGAAAAAGAGGCAGAACCTCCTGCTGTAGGCATGGCAATGGGCGGTGATCCGGTTATGGCACAGGGCGTTGGTTCAATGATGCCGCCTCCACCTGCCATGCCCTCCGCACCAGCAGGGGGCGGACAGGCCATAGACCCGCAAGTGCTTGAGGGCGCTTTAGCTACGGCAGAGCAGGAGATTACAAACCTCGACCAAGCCGAAGACTTTGAAACGGTTATGAACACCATACGTGGTGATGAAGCGACAGTTGAAGAGCGCTATGAGGAGCTTGCCGGTATCGTAGGCGAAGAAGACGCCAGACAGACGCCTGAGTCTGTCCTTACACTGGTGCAGCCCGCTATGGTCATGGGCGCAGTAGACCAAGGCATTGGCGGCTTGGCGCAACAAGAGATGATGGAGCCTGTACAGGGCGCTATGGCGCAGGGGATTATGTCAAACGTGGCACCTCCACCGCCGCCCGCGGCACCTATGCCTACTGGTGGTATGGGGGGACCACCACCCGCAAATTTTAAGGAAGGCGGGCTGGTCCGCCGCGGAGACAACCAGCCAGTTCAAATGTACGCCAACGGAGGAGAGACAATTGCGGATTTCCGCAGGTCTTTAAATATACCGCCCCCTGTAAACGCTTTCCCGGTTCTTAGTCAGGCAACCGGTCCTGTTCGGGTAACTCCACCACCTGCACCTGCACCTGCACCTGCTCGTGGAGACGGTTCTCGTTTGAGAGAATTAGTAGAGGCTCAAAAAGATATTTACCGAGAGTACGGGTTAGGTGATCCCGCAGCACGAGCCGCGGAACTTGAGTCACAAAAAGATTTAACCAAGGCACAGATGCTGTTTGATATAGCGCAAACGGCCCTTACCTTTGCGGGTCCAATGCAAGGGGAGCGACCCGGTGCCAGCGCAGCAGAGCGCCTAGCTATGGCTGCTTCAGCAACAAAGTTACCACAAACCATAGGTGCACGAGCTCAGACGCTTGCGGAACAGAAGAGAGCCGCGGCTAAAGAAGAAAGAGCCTTGGACCTCGCAGCACTTCAATCGGCAGAAACAAAACTTGCCGCAGAGGTGAAAGCAGCAGATGAGCTTGCGCTTGCAAGAGCTAAACCTAAAACTCCAAAACCTATGGTTCTTCTTGATAAGACGGGAACTCAAGTTTTAGGTCAATTTAATATTAACGACTCCGACGATTATGCACGTGCTAGAGTTATGCGGGACCAGAATCCGGGTTCTAGGCTTTCTGATGGCGGTCCGCAAAAACCCAATACGGTAACTATTGAAGGTCAAGTTATTGATATTACAGACATGAAAAGTCCAAAAGTTGTCTTTGGTGATAAAAAGAGAGACACCAAAACTGTAAACGGGCAGATCGTAGATTATACCGACCCGAATAACGTGAAAGTTATTTTTGGAACACCTGATGTCAAGACCGTTACAGTGAAAGGTCAAGTTATTGACATTACAAAGCCGGAAACTCCAAAAGTTATTTTTGGAGAGAAAGATCCTAATATAAAGATAGTAGAGGGACAAATTGTTGACATCACAGATAAGGCTAATCCTGTAGTTGTTTTCGGAGATCCTAAAAAAGATACTGCAATGGTTAACGGTCAACTTATTGATTATACGGACTCAGATAATCCAAAAGTTATATATGGAGATAAGGACACAAAAACAGTTACCGTTAACGGTGAGGTCGTGGACATCACTGACTCACAAAATCCAAAAGTTATATTTGGTAAACCCAACGTCAAAACAGTTACGATTGATGGTCAAGTTGTTGATATTACAGATCCAGATGATGTTAAAACTATTTTTGGTAAGAAAAAACGAGATATTAAAATTGTTAGAGGTCAACTGGTTGAAATTCCAGCAGATGGCGGGGCTCCTGTCCCGATCTTTGGTGAGCGCACTCCAAAGACCGGCACTTTTGAAAATATGATACTGGCTAACGGAAAGAGCGTCATAGTTAAAAAGGTCGGGTCTACTTTATATGATACAACTGGCGAGATTATTGATCTAGCATCTGATACGTATAAAGATGCCGTGATAGTCAGTAAGGACACGGCTTTCACCGCTTCAAAAACAGCAACAAAACAAGCCAGAGCACGGGCTGAAATAGATCGGTTAGATAGGGCCGAAGGTGATGATAGGTTGTCAGGCCAGTTAAGGGGTCAAGACGATGTTATTAATCAGCGTGTTGAAGCTTTAGGTGGCTCTTTATCTCCAGATATTGAAGCAGTAAGCTTTGATGCTCTTAGAAACGCCAGAAAAGGTGTTGGCTTCTATAATAAAATAAAACAGTCACTTAGTGAATTTGGGGGTGCTTTAGTTCCTGCCTTTGAAAATGCTTTTGCAGATGAAGTAGAAGCCGGGAACTTTATAGATACTGTAAATGTTCTTGGTAGGGTGGCATTGGCTAACAGCCCAAGATATGCTGAAGGTGAACAAACTAGATTAGCTAATTTGTTCCCAGATACACAAAGACTTCTAGCTAACCCGGAAAATGCGGTTAGAAAACTAATTGGGTTAAAGAGGGTTATGCGTTTTGAATACAGGCAGAATTTAAACGTGTTAGCTGAGTCAACGGATAGTGTTCTCATACGACAGGCAGAACAGTCCAATTACGCTATTCAAAGTGTTTTAAAGATGCTGGAGACCATACCGGATCGCGGCGTTCTTGATGATGCATCTGTGGACGCAACCATAGACGCTTTACGTAGAGCGCGAGGGCAAACGCAATGACGACTAATCCTACACCCTCTGTTTTTACTGAAAACAGCCCGTTTAAAGCTATTGAGTTCAATGCGGAAGAATTACAATTTGTTTACGATCAGCATGGCGATAAAGCGGAGGAGGCTTTAGCTAAAACTACGTCTGCTTTTCTAAATGAAATGCCTGAGTTTAGAGGGACGGCGGATTACGGTGAGTTACTTCAGGGAACGGCTCCCATTCTTGATTTAGTGCCGATGAGACCTGAAGATCGTGGGAAGGCGATAACTGACGATCAAATCTTACGTTTGTTTTCAAGTTTAAAAACATTAGGTGAAGACGGTGCGCCAACAGAAACTGACGCTTTTCTGCGAGGTTTAATACGAGGAGGTGGTTCATTTGCCACAGGCGTTGCTGGAGCAAAAGCAGCAGCCGCCGCCGCTCCGCCATATGTCCCACTTCCCGGTCCTCTTGCCCCATTAGGCGTTTTATCTAAACCAGCGGCGGGTCTTGGAGGTTTTTTAGCAGGATCTGTTCTCGGCGATGTGCTTGTAGGAACGCCCGTAGCAAATATGCTTACTCCGGGGCTAGACGATGTAAATTTGACACCTAGAGCAGAAGCCACCTTTAGAGCGTATGAGTCTGCTGGTAGTGTAGCACCGTTTATATTTATGCCGCACACTGCACCAAAAGCGGCTTTTAGCACGGTATCTTCACTAAGAAAACTGCCCCTTGCTAATCAGGTTACCGTGCTTTCCGCTGACGACATGGCAAACCCTCTGGTTACACAGTATTTATCCGGTAGATTAACAGGAATACCTACGTCTCGCCAATTTAGGGCTACACGAGATCAAATATTTAGAGAGGCTAAAGAGGCTGGCCAAGACATAACCTTGAAGGAAGCTGCAAAACTTGCTGCTCAACAGTTAAATCAGTCAGGGCGAATGGTTCGTGGGACCATAGGTGCTTTTGATTATGCTGAACGAGCTCTTGTGGCTGGAGGTCAATCCTTCCGATCTTTATCTCCGGGCCAAAAAGGCTTTTTTATGGGTGTGGAAACAGCCGCCATTCCTGCAACGGGTGCTGCGGTTCAAATGCAAGAGACAGCCGCCCCAAGAAGCCCCTCTGCCAGACTGGCTGCGGAAACAGCCGGTAGCCTTGCACCTCAATTATCCTTACTAAAAATAGCTCCATCAATCGTTAAATCGGGAAAAAATTTTTTAACAAGAATAGCCGAAAACAGAGCGCTTAAAAAACCTTTAGATATATTTGGAACCAGAGCTAGGGCTGAAAACAGAGCCACTCAAGATATCTTAGATATTTTTGAGCAAAATAAAGAAAATCCGGATGATCTTTTAAAAGCTTTAGAAGAAACCCTTGTTGATCCTGTTATTAAAAACGGAGAAATTGTGGGTTACAAGCTGAAACCAAACTTCCAACCTCAACCCGGAGCGGAAAAAGAAGCCATATTTTCTGGTAAGTTTGTAAACAGCCCTGCCATAGATCAACTAGAACAAATAGTTTTAGGTAGAGGAGGCCCAAATCTTTCGGCAAAACAAGAGGCCGATTATTTAAAAGCCTTAGAGATGGAAAAAGGCATAATCTGGGCTATGCAAGGTTCTGGTGATCCTGAACTAATGAAGGTAGCCGGGGATATGATGCAAAATAGGATCTCCATGCTCATTGCTGCGAGAACAGAAAGAGCAATAGATAATGTCGTAAAGTCTGTTCAAAAAGTTTACCCCGAAGGCGGTGCAGAGGCTAGTGCCCTCATTGGCGCACGACTTAAAGATGTTATAAAGACGCAAAAAGATTTATTTCGTAGGTTAGAGGCAAACGCTTGGTCAAGGGTAGACAGAAACCGGGAAATACCTACGTTTTATAGAAAAGACGATGAGACTGGAGAGTTTGTAGAAAACAATATTCCAAACTTCATTGAAGAGTTTGATGCTGAACTAGCTAGGATGGACAAGCTGGACAGGGACTTTTTAATGAATGTCCCCGGTTTTAAAGAAATAAATGCCCGAATATTAGATTATAAACAGCAGCTTGGGCTAGACGCCACAGATGTTTTAGCGAGTAGACCAGATGCGGTTGTGAGATTTGATGAAGCTTTTTTAAATACGCAGGGAACCCCCGCACGACAAAGTTTTTTAAATATTTTAGAACGGAACGGAATAACTGGAACGACAACAGGTAGTCGTGTTGACGAGTTAAGAGAACAAGTATCTGAAGGAGCTTTAGAGTCGTTTAATCAAAGAATACGGCTTTCTGAAGCTCGTCCCGGTGCCGGGATAGATGTAAACAATGTAGAAAATTTACGAGCCGCGGCAAATTCTAATGACGAACTTGCTGACCGCCAAATGGCCTTATTTGAACAAGACCGGGCAGCGGGAGATTCTTTTAGAGAAACGGCTGAACGGTTGAGAGAGGAAGCTAATTTATTCCGGGCAAGAGCGGACGATCTTGAAAACCCTGTTGCATCAAATGTTCCAACCACTATAGACGATCTAGTTCCTGACGAAGCAACCATAGAACAGTTAGGTGCTTTAGAAGCTCGTTTTGGCCGAAAAAATAGAAATGATCCAGTTGTTCAACTTATAAGATTAAAAAGACAAGCTTTAATAGCACAAAGAGCTCAAGCACAGGGCGGTGAAGCTAGCGGCGTTATCACGCAAAATCTTACGCAAGGAAACTTGACCTCTCTGTACACAAAATTAAGAAAGTTACAAAGAGAACAAGGGCCAACTGATGCAAACACAGCAAGAATATTAAACAATCTTGCGGAAGCGACTTTAGATGATTTAAACGCTGGTGTCAGAGGTAATCCGGAATACGATGCGGCGCGGGACATATCTTATGCGTACAATGAGTATTTAAAAAGAACTTTTGGTGGAGACATAGTAAGTCAAAATAGACGTGGCCAAGACGTAGTTAACGAAGCCCTTCTTACAGACAAACTTATGACGGGTAGGCCGGATGCGGTATCTTTAAAAATAGGTCAAATTAATGAATTAGGTAAACAAATTAGAAAGTATGCGGCTGACTCTGGATATGAAATTGTTTCCAAAGATGAAGTAGCTGACTATATGGGGACAACAGAGAGTGTCCTGCTTGACACTCTTCGTCTTGCTTTGAGAGAAATAGAATTACCCATTGAGGCTAGAACTTTAAGGACGGATGAGGCCATAGCAGCCGCTCAAAACGAGGCGATGCAACAGTTTAGGGCTAAAAACCCCCGCATAATGGAGATTTTCCCGCAATTATCAGACATGATAGATGAAGCTGGAAGCGCTGGAAACTTTTTAGCTAGAACCAAAAAAACAATAGCAAGATTAGAACAGCAGGTAGCTGATCAAAAAGCTTTCGTCAAATTGACCAGAGCAGAAAATCCAGAACGAGCAATACTCGCTGCTCTTAATTCTGACAATCCCACTCAAGAATTAAATTCATTAGTAGAGCTTATTAAAGCGGGCTCTAATCCTAGAAACCTAAGACGCTTACTCAGAAACAAAGGAATAAGTGCAGATATAGATGCACTAGACATAGAGGCTGCAAGACAAGGTGTTCGTAGAACTGTAATTTCGTTAGCTTTTTCTAACGGGGGACAATATAGCGCTGCGGGTATAAATGCAAAAGGCGCATACAACATGCTTTTTGAGGCTTTACCAAAAGCCAGTCGTGAAAGTGAAAATCTAGCTAACTGGATGGTTAGCAATAAAATAATGACAGAGGAAGAGGTACAAGGGTTAGAACTTGGTTTACGTCGGCTTGTTCAATTTGAAACCAAACAAGATGTGTCTAAAGCCATATTAACTAATGAGGCTCCGGCTTTGTTAGATTTTTATACACGCATCATAGGTGCTAGAGCAGGAACAACATTCTCCGGTATGCTACCGGGGACAAGAGGTGCTGGCGCTGGTTTGATTGAAGCGGAGGCCGGATCTAAATACTTACGTAAGTTGACTCAAGAATTACCTGCTTTACAAGAGTATGATGCTTTGGAAAGAATTTTATTAGACCCAGAACTATTAGCTATGGCTCTGCGTAAACCTAGATCTGCCTCTGAAAAAACCAGCATTGTTAATAATATTCTTAGTGGTTTAAAGACCGTTGGAATAGGCATGACCGTTCCTGCCGGATCCAGAGCAATACCGTTAGGGGCACAAGAATTTGCAGAACCTGAACAAGAACCTATAATCCCACCAGAAGAACCCGATGTAGGTCCTGTAAGCTCTGTCGCACCAACAGCTATGCCCGCACCACAACCAGTTCCGGCGCAACCGGTGGCACCACCTCCCACAACCACCCTTGCGTCGGCAGCGCCACAGGTTCAAGCTCCACCCCCACCTCCGGCTAGTGGACAAGTGAACCGACAACAGTACGCTGCCCTGTTCCCAAATGACCCAACCTCTGCCCTCATACGGCAACAAGGTATTGGGAGCCTGATGGGATGATCAACGACGTACTGGAACTAATGCTCAAGTCCGATATGCACCGTGACTGGTACATTGCCGATCTGGAGCGGCTGGTCCTGCCTGCCATCGAAGCAAAAAAGATGGTTGTCGTGTACGAAGACAAACTAACAGCCAAGACGGAGATCTTTCCGCGGCCCACGGGTCTGTTCAGCCATGCGTTTCTGACGAAGGAAGCAGCGGAGGGTTACGAGAACGGCACACGCAAGTTACAGCCCGAAGATTGGTACACGGACCACGGGTCTGGTATGCTGTACGTCATAGACTTTATCGCACCGTACAATAACGCATTGAAAATAGGACGTTTTGTACAGCAGGAGTTGACCAGTCGGTATATCGAAGTATACCCGTATGACGGGGCTACATTCTTGCGGCAGGCAAACGGTAAGAAAAAAGGGTACGCTACAGGCGTACAGGAAGACATCGTAGGACGGAGGCATAGCTGTGTATAAAAAGCGTTGGTATGACGGCCTACATGATATCTACGAAGACAAGAACGAATTTGAAATAAAGTTCGGCTGCTTTGGCGGTGATGGTGGTGGTAAGGGCGGCGGTAGTAAAAATCCTGCGCCTCCGTCCGATCCTGCACCAACACCCGGTCCAGACGATGGCTTCCGCGGTGAACAAAGCGCCGCTCGTTCTTCTGTGGCAGATACAGCCGCTGCGGCAGCCGCCGCCGGATTAGGCACAGGATACGGCACAGGAAAAACTGACACATCTGCCAAAGGTGGAAACTTGGACACGTCTATGGAAAATATGTCTATGGATGAGGCGCTTGGTTTAAAAACTAATTTAAGCACCCCCGTAAGTCTCACAACGCCCACTGTTGCACCTACAGCTAAAACTCTGGCAGATATGTACGCAGATGCACAGGCTAAAGCCAAGTCTCTTTCAACGCCTACTAATCAAAAGAGTCAAGCACAAAAAAATTTAGAAGATAGTTTAAATCAAGGCATACTAGGAGCTCAATATTCTAGTCCTACGACGGTTGGTTTTCAGGGTTTTAGCCCTTTCAACCCAGCTAGTAAGGGCCTTGGACTTGGTGTACAAGCTAACTTTAAGTATGCCAAGGGCGGCGTAGTGCACCAAGGTATAGGCAGTATATTCCCGTACCCTCGCCGCTAAACCAACCACTCTCTAGCCTGCTCTCCAAGCACTTGACCGGCAAGATTTATTTTGTTGCGTAGGGTCTTCAGGATCTTTTCGTCAATAGTGCGCGGCGATACCAAGTCGATGTATGTCACTTTATTGATTTGGCCTATACGGTGTGCTCTGTCTTCAGACTGCAACCGTATTTCCAAATCATAGCTATTTGAGTAATATATCATTGTGTTAGCCGCGGTCAGCGTGATCCCGTAGCCACCTGTCCGCGGCTGACCGACAAAGAAACGAAGCGGGTTATCTTTGTTCTGAAAGCGGTTGACCGTTTCTTGACGCTCATCCTGCGGGGTTTCGCCATAATAGGTTGCCACCGCTTCGGGCCCAAAGCGGTGGCGCAGGGCCGAAGCTATCTGTTGAATGTCGTATGTATACGACGCCCAAATGATGGCTTTTCCCTGTAGCTCATCTGTGATCTCCAGTAATTCTTTAAGTCTATTGCTCTCCACCGGCTGTATCTCGCCCTCATCTGGTTGCAAATGCCCGCAGCATATCTGTTGCAGGCGCATGATCTGTGTCAGCACACTAGCTGTTGTAGCCAGTTCACCGTTCTCCAGCTTGGCCAGAGCCAGCTTCTTCATCTGCGTATACAAGCTCTTCTGCTCGTCCGTCAGCGCAACGTCACGTCTAATGTACATTTTGTCTGGCAGATCTAAGCAATCTTCTTTCAAAGTGCGGTTGCTAAACCGGTCTAGCTTCTGGTTCAGTTCATCCAATCTGCGGTATCCGGTGATCTCCTGAAATGCACGAGTGCCCATAGTGCGCTTCTGCACAATCGCGTACCTGTTCTGAAAGGCAAAGTAACTGTTGAAGTTGAGCGCAGCCGGTGACAAAAACATACACTGACTGAACAAATCCATAGGTGATTTAGTAACCGGTGACCCTGTAAGGATGCGCTTATACATAGCGTCCTTGGCCAGCATCATCACGTTCTTGGTGCGTGTGGCTTTACGGTTTTTGATAGTGGTGCTTTCGTCCACAATCATTATGTTACTGGGGTTTCTACGTAAAAAGGCATATGCGGCCTTCGTACCACGCGCAGTAGACAGCGCCTCTATGTTCATTACAAAGATCTTCATGCCGTCAAACGGCTCATACACAAGCGCTTTCATCTCGTCTTGAAACTTTTTAGCAGTAGACGGCGTCCACCGCACCACCATGCGCTCTATCTCATCTGGTAAGTGCGCCGGTATCTCACCCTGAACCCAGTTGTCATAAACGCCTTTTGGTGCCAGTATAAGTGCCGCGTTTATTTTTTTGGCCTGATACAGCATACCAATAGTGTCGATAGCCACCTTGGATTTACCTGTACCCATTTCCATGAACAGCGCATAGAACTCCTCGGCCCACGAGTCTTCCAAGACTTTTCGCTGGTGGTCAAACGGCTCAGTTTTAAATTTATATTCCCGCATCATTTTTCTCCTTGACTATGCGCTAATATCAGATTATATGAGTATTTGTCAAGGCCCGACAGGTGCCTTTAACAACGAACGGAGAAACACGATGAGTGATTTATTCGCAGAAATGGAGGCAGACTTTGAAGCGAGTCTGTCTAATTCAGTAGAAAAACTGGATCAAGGTGACCTAACAACGGTCGCCGGTATGGCTAAAGCAATCAGGGACAAAGAAGAGCAGGTCAAAGAGCTTGAGGAAAAACTCAAGGCTGAGAAAAAGTCGTTGCTAAAGATGACTGACGAAGATCTGCCAACGATGCTCACTGAAATCGGACTAACATCCATGACGTTAGATGATGGGTCTATTGTGACGGTGAAAGCTACTTACGGTGGAGCAATCACAACAGGTGAAAAAGGCACCGTGGACAATCGTCCCGCTGCTTATCATTGGTTACGGGAGAACGGGCATGGCGATATCATCAAAAATACGGTTACGTGTAGTTTTGGAGCAGGCGAAGACGAACAAGCGAATGCGTTCAAGGCTATTGCGGAAAAAGAAGGGTATGTCCCAGAACAAAAAGAAACGGTCCATTCACAGACGCTTCGTGCCTTTGTCAGGGAACGTGTTGAGAATGGTGACGAGTTCCCAATGGAGCTCTTCGGAGCATATGTCGGGCAACGCGCAATTATTAAGAGAGGAAAGTAAAATGGCCGAAAAGAAAAATGATGTGGTTGAGAAAGAGACGGCTGAGATTATCCAGTTTGATCCTTCTATGTTTGAAGCCGACGCAGGAGTTGGTCTTGAGAATATGAGCCAAGAGGATCTTGCGTTACCTTTTCTCAAGATATTGTCAGGCGTAAGTAAAGAACTTGATGATCTGGAAGATGCCCGCAAGGGTGATATCTTTAATACCGTCTCAGGAGCCGTATACAAGGGCAAGGACGGCATTAAGGTCATTCCGGTAGCCTACCAGCGTCGGTTCATCCAATGGGCCCCACGGGGCGAAGGAACTGGCGCTCCCGTTGCTATCTATTCTCCGGGCGAGACCATGCCCAAAACGGAGCGGTCTGCTGAAGATAATAAGGAATATGTTCAGGATGGGTCTGGTCAGTATATTGAAGAGACCCACCAGCACTTTGTAATCGTCTTGCATGACGACGGGTCTGCTGAAACTGCGTTGATAGCAATGAAATCAACGCAGCTTAAAAAATCACGCAAGTGGAACAGCATGATCTCTTCGTTGACCATGCAGGGTAAGAACGGCCCGTTTACGCCACCACGCTTTAGTCATATCTACCACCTCAAGACCATTTCTGAGGAGAATAGTAAGGGTAGCTGGCATGGCTGGGAGATGAGCCGTGTGGGTCCTGTCGAAGATAGAGCTATCTACCAACGTGGTAAGGATTTTGCTACGAGCATTACCGCTGGTGATGTGGTGGTAAAGCATCAGGACGATAGCGTCTCCGATAACAATCTAAACGACGACGTGCCGTTCTAAACAGTTGGGGTGGTAAGGGTGTTGGCTGCTACGCCCTTGCCGCCTCATCTTTTTTGCGGGGAACGTACATGTCAGTAGATAAGTTTTCATCCATCTTTGATGGCCTGCGTCTTGCGTATGGCACATATAAAGTAGAGAAACAGCAGGCGAACGGTAAGAATACCGGACGTGCCGCCATCGTGCGCGAACCACGGACCAAGGAACTGTGGGAAGGGCATCTAGCTGGTAAGGGTCGTGGTATTGGTATTATACCGATCAATGAGGACAATAAGTGTGTCTGGGGTTGTGTTGACGTAGACCAATACCCGTTAGATCACAAAGTACTCGTTGAGAAGATCCGTAAGCTTAAATTACCTCTTGTGGTGTGCCGCTCCAAGTCTGGCGGCGCACACTGCTTCCTGTTCGCAACAGAATGGGTGGATGCAAAAGATATGCAGTCAACACTGCAACAGGTTTCAGCCGCTTTGGGGTACGGCGGCAGTGAAATCTTTCCAAAGCAGGTTAAGTTGCATCTTGACCGCGACGACGTAGGTAACTTTCTGAACCTACCGTATTATGATGCAGAAGACGGGTTAAGATACGCAATCAAAGACGACGGCACATCTGCTACGCTTGAAGAGTTCTTTGAGCTTTACGAGACGCATAAGCAGACACCAGAACAGGTAATTAAGCTTCAGATCACGGAAGATCCTGAAACGTCACGTATGAACGACGGGCCGCCGTGCTTACAGTTCTTAATTAAAAACAAAATATCTGAGGGCGGGCGTAACAACGGTTTGTTCAATATAGGTGTGTATCTTCGCAAAGCGTATCCTGATAGTTGGGAGTCAGAGATACTTACGTATAATATGCAGTATCTGGAACCGCCGCTGCCTCTTAACGAGGTGAACATAGTGGCCAAGCAACTTGAGAAGAAGGATTATGCTTATCGTTGTAGTGACGCGCCTATTAACGCGCATTGTAATAAGGAGCTTTGCCAGACTAGGAAGCATGGCATTAGTGCGGCCATACAAGGCGCGGCCATAGCTAACTTGCGTAAATATGACTCAACTCCACCTGTTTGGTTCGTAGATGTAAACGGCGAACCGCTTGAATTAGATACTGACGGGTTAATGAACCAAACGGCTTTTCAAAAAGCCTGTATGGAGCAGCTTAACACAATGCCTCGCACAGTCAGTAAACAGGCGTGGGAGACGCGCATAGGTGGGTTGATGCGAGAGATGACCGCTAATGAAAGCGCAATCATCGACGTAGCAGAAGATGCCAGCACAGACGGTCAGTTCTACGACTATTTAGAGGAGTTCTGCGCTCATTTACAAAACGCAAAGGATAAAGAAGAGATACTTTTAAAACGTCCTTGGACTGACGAAGAGTCAAACATGACTTACTTTAGAATAAAGGATTTTGAGGCGTTTTTAAAACGTAACAAGTTTTTTGAGTATAAGCCTTATAAGATGGCTCAGAGGCTTCGCGATTTAGGTGGTGAAAGTGTGGTTCTTAGAATTAAAAACCGCACCATTAGGGTATGGAAAATACCTGCATACGAGTCTGTTGAGGTAGATCTTAAAACGCCAGACTTTGGCAGGGAAGAGGAGGCCCCGTTCTAATGTTGAAAGCAGATGGATTTGATGAAGCGTTTATTGGTGTGTGTCACCGGTTTGGTCAGGAGCCTTTGGTAGCATACGATTACCATAAGTGCATAGCCATACTTTGTGAGCGTGACGGCATGAGTCACGACGAGGCTATAGACTTTTTCTTCGTTAACGTATTGGGCTCATGGGTAGGTGAACAAACCCCTGTGTTTGTGCACATGATGCAAGACATACAAGACCTGACGGATGAAGAGCATGGATACTAAGATATTCCGCATCTACGGCCCGCCCGGAACCGGCAAGACCACCGCGCTTTTGAACAAAGTGGATGAGGCTTTGTCGAGCGGAGTTGACCCCACGCACATAGGTTACTTTGCCTTTACGCGGCAAGCCGCAAACGAAGCCGTCGAGCGGGCCTGTGCGAGGTTTCATCTGGACAAATCGCAACTGCCTTGGTTCAGAACACTGCATAGCTTTGCCCTGCGCCTGTCCGGCATACGGCAAGAACAGGTTATGCAACCGGAACACTACAAAGAAGTAGGAATTGCACTGGGTTTCAACTTAGACGTAGAGGGCTCCAACCTGTCCGGTGAAGATGCTTTTGATCTCAATAAAAGCAGTAGCCCAATCGTCAACCTTATGAACCTAGCGCGGTTGCGTAAGGTAGATCTGCGTCAGCAGTATAACGAAAGCGAGATAGGAGAAAGCTGGAACACGGTAAAGTATGTGGCCACGGCTTTGCAGGAATACAAAAACAGATACCAGCTTTTCGACTTCACAGATATGTTAGAGGTCTTTGTCAACGAGAGTGCACAGTTTTGCCCCCGCCTAGCTGTCACTTTCGTTGACGAGGCGCAAGATCTGTCGCCCCTGCAATGGGACGTGGCTCATGTATTAGAGCAACACTCTGAGAGGATCTATGCTGCCGGTGATGATGACCAAGCCATATACCGTTGGGCCGGTGCAGATGTTGAGCATTTCATAAATCTCAACGGTGGCTACGAGGTATTGGAACAGTCCTACCGCGTACCGGCCACTGTGCATCCTATGGCAGAGCGTGTGGTCCGTCGCATTAAACGCCGTGTGCCCAAAAAGTATCTGCCCCGCGAGGACAGAGGCAACGTAGAACATATAGCCCGCGCTGAGATGATTGATTTTTCTGAGGGTTCGTGGCTCGTGCTGGCACAAGCCGCATACTTCCTGTCGGATATAACCGCGGACCTACGGAGTCGGGGCTATCTTTTCAACTATCGGGGCCGACGTTCAATCTCAGAAAATCTGAGTGACGCTGTGAATGGCTGGGAGCAGTTGAGAAAAGGTAAACAGGTGACGGGCAAGACCGCACGAACCATTTACAGTTATATGTCCGTGAACAACAGAGTCAAGCGCGGATTTAAAAAATTACCGGCACTCGACGATGACGACATGGTGACGCTGGATGAACTGATCGCGCACCACGGACTCATAGAAGGCGTGGATCTGATTACATCCATACGAGATATGATCTGGCATACAGCGATGGACAAGTTGCCCAGCGCAGACCGTGCCTATATCACCGCGTTGTTACGTCGTGGTGAAAAGTTCAATGCAGAGCCTCGCATCAATCTGTCCACGATCCACGGATCTAAGGGCGGAGAGGCAGACAATGTGGTTCTGTTTACAGAGATATCACCAGCCGCATCAAAGGCCGCGGAACTCGCGCCTGACGATTTGCACCGTGTTTTTTATGTTGGGCTGACACGGACAAAGCAAAACTTGTACTTGGTTGAGCCTGACGATGCCACGAGGAGTTATCAGATATGACTGTAAAATCAAAAGACCATTATGACGTAGACCCTAATGATCCTATTCCTTTTCGCATTCTTGCAGAATACAAACTGAACGAAGTTGGTTGGGATAAACCGCACACTAATTTAGTAGCGAGTCTGCTTCAAAAACTTTACCACACTTGCCCCAGCACAAAAATAGACATAGATGAGTTTTGGGGTAATTACATCATGCAAGTGGACGAAGAACTTGAAAAGAGAAGAGCGCATGAAGCGTGAAGAAATACTTCGTAAGGCAGAGAGCCTAGTCAACGGACCACGGGCCAAAGAGTATGGTGACGCGCATGAAAACCACGCTCGTATTGCACAGATGTGGTCTGTTCTGCTAGATAAACATGTTACTATTCAACAGGTTTACCAATGTATGGTTGCTGTTAAGCTGGCCCGTCTGGTAGTAACACCGGACCATGAGGACAGTTGGGTAGACATTTGTGGCTATGGAGCGTTAGGTGGCGAAGAAACGGGTGATTAAAAAATCAGATAAGCTCATTCGGTTCATCCGTATTGAACAACTGGACCATTACCTTAATCAGGGCTGGAAAGTTCTTCAACAGGGCGATGAGATCGTAACCATTTACTGGAAATGATATGGCACTACAGATGACAATGTTCGGGCCCAAGAGTGAATGGGTTCCACCGGCAGAGCTACCTGACATATTTGATGCTAAACAAATAGCCATCGACGTTGAGACAAAAGACCCAAATCTAAAGTCCAACGGGCCCGGTTGGCCTACCGGTGACGGCGAGGTAGTGGGCTACGCTGTAGCAGTTGCCGACTGGGCCGGATACATACCCATCCGGCATCTGGGTGGTGGCAATCTGGATGAGCGCATAGTCAACAAATGGCTAAAGAAAGTGTTTGAGTGTCCCGCCGACAAGATCATGCACAACGCGCAGTATGATGCGGGCTGGATACGTAGCATGGGTTTTACTATCAACGGGCGTATAATCGACACCATGCTGGTAGCTTCACTGTTGGATGAGAACCGTTTCAGCTACAGCCTCAACGCGCTTTGTTACGATCTGCTAGGTAAAATAAAAACTGAAAAGACTCTGCAAGACGCGGCCCGCGAGTTTGGCTTGGACCCCAAGGCTGAGATGTGGAAGATGCCTGCCATGTATGTAGGGCCATACGCCCAGAACGACGCAGAGATTACACTTGATCTGTGGAACTACCTGTCTACCCAGCTTACTAAAGAAGAGCTCTGGCCAATCGCAAACCTAGAGCTTGACCTGTTGCCATGCCTGATCGACATGACATTGCGCGGGGTGCGGGTAGATCAGGACAGAGTCGAGAAAACGCGGAACACGCTTTTAAGAAAAGAAAAAGATGTGCTTGCTCAAATCAATCGCGTAGCCGGTATGGACGTGGAGTTATGGGCCGCCGCGTCCATAGCCAAAGCATTTGATGCACTAAGCATACCGTATCCGAAGACAGAAAAAGGTGCTCCATCTTTTACCAAATCATTTCTTACAGACCATGACCACGAGTTGGCACGGTTGATCGTGCAAGCCCGCAACCTGAACAAGACCAGCGGCACATTTATCAACACTATAATGAAGCACTGCCACTCTGATGGCCGCATACATAGTCACATCAACCAGATCCGTTCTGACGATGGCGGTACGGTATCGGGGCGCATATCCATGTCAAACCCAAACCTACAGCAGATACCTGCGCGTGACCCTGAGATGGGTCCAATGATACGCAGTCTGTTCCTGCCGGAAGAGGGTGACCAGTGGGCGGCTATTGATTTCTCGCAACAGGAACCACGGATCTTGGTTCACTACGCATACGTTTTCGGCAAAACAAGAGGCGCGTTACTTAACGGCGCAGAGGAGTTCGTCAATGCTTATAGACATAATAATAATATGGACTTTCATACGATGGTCGCAGAAATGGCGGAGATCCCGCGCAAACAGGCGAAGACGATTAACCTTGGCATGATGTATGGCATGGGCGTCAACAAGCTATCGGATCAGCTAGATATTGATGTTGATGAGGCCAAGGATCTGGTCAAACAGTACCATGACCGCGTCCCCTTCGTAAAAGGGTTGATGAACGGTGTACAAAACCATCTGAACAAAAAGGACGGCAGTGGGTCTGTCCGGTCGATACTGGGACGTAAGTGCCGGTTTGATCTGTGGGAGCCCGATACGTTTGCCATGAACAAGGCCCTACCCTACCAAGAAGCTATACGAGAGTACGGTGAGACCACCAGATTGAAGCGGGCCTACACTTATAAAGCTCTCAACCGGCTGATCCAAGCGTCTGCCGCGGACATGACAAAGAAAGCGATGGTGGACATATATAAGACCGGACGTGTCCCTTTGGTGCAGGTGCATGACGAGATCGCTATGTCTGTGAAGAATTGTGAAGAGGCAAAAGAGGTTGCAGAAATTATGGAAAATGCTGTACCGTTGGAGATACCCAACTTATGTGACATTGAGATCGGTCCTAGTTGGGGTGAAGCAAAGTAATACCCTCCCTTAGAGACTGGCCCCGCTTCGGCGGGGCCTTTTTTGCTTGTAAAATAACAACTTCTCTTATATATTCCCTTACGTAAGGAGCTATATATGGACATTACAAAGTGGAAATCGGTTCTCGTACCCATAGAAGTGTACGAAGAGATCAAAAAATTAGCGAAATTAGAGGGCCGGACAATATCTGGTCAGCTTCGCGTTATGTGGAACGCCTATCGCAAAACAATCAGTTGACCATTTTTTTTAACTATGGTATGCGATAAGTCTTAGTTACTAAGGAGAGGTCTATGTTAGATAAGTTTTTGCGTCTGTTTTTTCCCATGTTTTTTTCTGAGCCGGAACGAGCCAGAGATGACAAAGGGCGTCTGCGGGGTGATAACAAATCAACGCCCACGGTCAACGAAGCATGGGTGGGTGGTAAAGCCCCTGTGAAAAAGAAGAGGGGCCGTCCAGCAAAGATTGCCGCGCCTAAAAAACGGGGCCGTCCAGCAAAGGCAAAGAAGTGACAATAAGTCAGGGTGATGGCAGTATAGGGCGTTTGATAAAAGATGGGCTTTGCCCACGGTGCCATACTGCCGCGCCGCCCGTTGAGGTTCACGGGCACTATCAATGTTCGGTATGCAAGATGGTCATATCACAGGGAGAAAGAAATGATATGCCCGAAGTGTCAGGGAAAGAGTAAGGTCTACAACAGTAGGCCGCTTGGAGATACAACACGCCGCCACCGGCAGTGTTTAATGTGTGGTCATAAATATTCTACCTTAGAAACTTTAGAAACTAAGGTGGTCAAGCTGGACGACATCATGGGTGATCCCATCAAGAAATTAAATAAAGTCACCGTAAAACGTAAGCCTGTTAAGAAACAACGCTTTGAGGACATGGACTTTGAAAACATGACCGACGAAGAGCTAGAAGAATTAATTCATGGTGACGATTTCTCTTGACTTTTCCCAAACAATCGCATATATATGAGCTTGTAAAGCCCCCAAGCTTTACAGTTCCCGTAGTAGCCCCCAGAGTTCGCACGACTCTGGGGGTATTTTTTTTGTACTTGACAATATGTTGTCACCGTAGTATATAGGAGTTATCTTATGTACTACGGGAGACAATGATGCCAAAGTTTAAGGTTTACGTCACGGTGTACCACCGGATTGATGTCGAAGCTGATAACGCGGAAGAAGCAAAAGAATTAGCTAAAGAAGAAATTTGGGACGATCACATTAGAGATGTGATTATTGATGTTGAGGAGCTCGATAATGGCTAAGACATACGAAGTTGAAATCGTGGCTGAAGAAAAAAGTTGTCGGTGCAACAAGTGCATGACGGTGTATTTTGAGGATGGTTTGGAGTTGTTGAAGGATAAGGACGGTTTTTTTAAAGGTTGTGGGGTTTGTAAGACAGATGCTCACTTAATGGATTTGGGAAAATGAACAATGACGGCAGTTAAAGATAAGCGGATATCCTACGAGGATATGTATGACCGGTTGCTCGACGTGACCGAAGAGTTCTCCCTTCAAGGGGCAAACCCTTTTCATGTGGCGAATGTTATGTCACGCTTTGTCGTTGAGTTGTCATTTGACTGTGCGCCAAGTGACGCGGAAGCAACGCATCTGCTACTGGACGCAATCACGGCTCGTATTGAAAGGGATCGCGAAAATGACGGTTGAGTACTTACCCGTCGAGGGTTGCGAAGAGTGTGAGTTCTTTGAAACTGCTTGCCCTGAGTGTATCCTATATGGGGAAGCAAAAAAGGTCGAAGACAATGCTGAGTGTAACACGCTGTAATAACTGTAACGAACCGGCTGCCGCAAAAGACGGTGGCCGGTTCTTGTGTTCTGATTGCTGGTTTAACGTATGGGCACCACGGGAGATGCTTCATGGACAAGAGAGAAGAAATTTTAAAATTGTCGAGAGACATGGATTGGCCGACGGCCCTGAACGAAATAGAACGGGTGGTAGATTTACACGCTTCACTTACAGTATCTAAAGGTGAGCATACCCGTGAAGCTTATAAGCGGGCGTGGAAAACAAGAGCCGCTTGGGAAAGGATACAACGTGGATAGCACCGATAGCTTTGATGAAGCCGGTCAGCGGGTCGAGGATCTGCTGGATGAAATGGCCAAGGATGGTCACGGCGCAGGGGCCGTCATGGGCGGAGCACTGACCGCGATTATCTTCCGGCTGATAATATCCTCGCCAGACTCTACGACGGCCATTGGCATGATCACGTCGTGCATGGCCAGCGGAGCCCGCGCCGCGGTCGAGTATGAAAATGAAAACCCGAAGACCACGCATTAAAAAAAC